TTTACTATATCCGAAGGCAAATATAGTGGTTTTCTATTAAAAAACAAAGATAATGTAGAAAATTTACATAAAGAAAGAATATGAAAGTAACAAGAGAAGAAGTTTCGAAGATAAAGCCAGGGAGTTCTCTTACCGTATGGCTGTCAAATTACAACGAATGTGACTCTGCGAGAGCAACTGCTTACAGAACGGCTTTGGCAATTCCAAGACCGGATGTAGAGAGATATAAGGTGGAAATTGATACCAAAACTTTCAAGGTTACTATAACCGCAATCGAAAAGAAATGAACCGTTCAGAGGCAAGAGCAGTCGCTGAGGAGTTGTACAAGCTTATGCGTAATGACGTGAAAAGACTTGTAAAGGAAGCTGTTGAAGAGGAAACTTCTGAATGGCTTGGTGCCCGTGAGGCTGCGGAATTACTCGGTTGGTCTCTGGGAACTTTATACAACCGTATAGACACCGTTCCTCATAGCAAGAGTGGGAGAGTGCTTCGTTTCAAGAAGTCATCATTGATAAAACTTCTCGAAAGATGAAATCAAGGGATTACAATCTTGTGACTGAAGGAAGATACAACCACAGAGCCATCATGCAGCTTGCCTTTGCCTACTCCAGAAGGAACAAGCCACTCCGGTGGTACTCCTTCGGGCACGCGTTGAGGGATGCTTGGGCTGACGCTCACCTTAAGATGGACGAATACACCGCTTCCCTTGTCGGCAGGGAACCTATAGGCAGGAAATGTAATAGCCATGATATAGGATACGCGATGCTCGGCTGGCGATACGAGCATATTGACATGAATCTTTAAACATTCCCGTGGTCGGATTGAACGGCTTCCGGTAGCGAGGACCGGACGGGAGCACTTGATAGGTCTTTGACATACTGAGGAAACAAATAACGAAACGAGAATTATCCGTAGCTGGAAAGCCGTGACCGGATAATAGGCTCAAAGTAGTATTATCCATCATTTAGACGGTCCGAAAATACCTCTATCAGTAAGCATGCAAGGTTTGGGGCTTGCACCGCCGTCAAATGGTGACAATATATAAGCGTCCTATCCAGTCCTTAATAGGTACAAAGTAAATGGCGGCGAAGGGCGACCATACCACGCTTATCGATATATCCCGTGGCTTACCTAACCTTAGTGTAAGTAGTAAGGCTACCACCGGAACGCCCACGGGAACATGAATGATTGAAGTTAGAGTTTAGTTTTTGTCCGGTCAGTTTGAGAAAATAGACCGGACTCTTTTTTAGGAACATCAATTAAAAACAATATAAATCATGGAAAAGAGATTTACCCCTGACAACATTCAGGAACTTAAAGAGAATCAAATATTCGTTTTTGGTAGTAATATGAACGGTAACCATGCCGGTGGAGCAGCCAGATTAGCGGTTGAAAAATTCGGTGCAATCATGGGACGAGCCGAAGGAATCCAAGGGCAATCCTATGCCATTCCAACGCTGGATGAGGATATGGAGAAAGTCACAGAAGAAGACTTGATTAACTATTTGGGCAACTTGAGGCATTTTGCAAACGAGCATCCGGAAAAGGAATTCCTTCTTACCGCCATCGGGACGGGAATTGCTGGATTTGACACGAATTATATGGCATACATGGTACTCAGAGCGAATCTCCCGGGTAACGTTACCATACCAGAGGAATTCAGCAAGATTAGAGGATTCAAGGGGTTCAACTCCGATATGACTTGCAGAGAATTCAAGTATGAAGAAGGAAAGGATTACGAAGAGCAGGGTGATATAATTGCTTGTAATAAAGGTTTCCATTTCTGTCTTTATCCCTTGGATGTATTCGGATATTATCCTCCTGCATACATTGTTCATGAAGTTGAAGGAAGTGGGGAAATGGATGTTGATACAGATGATACCAAAATTGCTTGCTCAAAAATCTACATAGGAGCAGAGTTAAGCATTAAGAGCATTGTTGATGCGGCAATCAAGTTCACTTTTAGTAAATGTAAGTGGGTAAAGGAAAAGATTGCTACCGGCGACCAAGGCGCTGCATCGGCTACCGGCTACCAAGGCGCTGCATCGGCTACCGGCGACCAAGGCGCTGCATCGGCTACCGGCTACCGAGGCGCTGCATCGGCTACCGGCAAAGAAAGTATAGCTCTTGCTGCCGGAAAGGATTGCAAGGCAAAGGGAGCATTAGGATGCTGGATTGTGCTTGCTGAACGTGGCGAATGGGACGGCAACACTTATCCTATCGTTTCAGTCAAGGCATTTAAAGTGGACGGAAAGTCTATTAAAGAGGATACCTTCTATACATTGGTTAATGGCGAAGCTGTAGAGGCATCACAAGACTAAATAAACATATATGGGAAAGAAAAAAGTAAAAGTCAAGTACAACGCTCCCGGCTGGGAAGACAGAATAGGGACCATACACCGCATTAGCGGTGACAAGGTAACGATAGAGTTTGGAAAGCATTCCTTTATCGAGGTTTACAGAGACGAAATTATATTTATATGAGAAATATAAACTCCTGGACGGTGTTATTTACCTTCTGCCTATTGTGTATGGTTGTATTACTGGCAAGGTCGGTAGCCGTAACCAATGTGGGGCAAGTATTCCCTGCATTCATGTTCTCCCTGATGGCATCCCTTTCATGCCTTGGGATATACATCACTTACAATGAGTGATTACGCTTAGAAAATAATGTTAGTATTTGTTCGTGCCGTCCAATCTGCGAAGACGGGCGGCTATCCGGGATATTAGCTCAGAGGCAGAGCGGTGCATGGTATTGGTATTTGTAGTTTGTCATGGTATTATTTAAAGGTTTCATGCACAGGTCACGGCGTTCAAGTCCCGTATATCCCACAAACCAATTATTTAATTTATATTATTATGAGTACAACTCTTCCAGCATTGAAATCAATGCTCAGCAATGACAGCGTAAAAGCACGCTTTAGGGAAATACTTGGTGCAAAAGCCCCAGGATTCATAAGTTCCATTCTCTCAGTAGCAAACAGCAATGCCCTGCTTCAAAGAGCAGAGCCGCAATCGGTCATGAATGCCGCAGTCATCGCAGCTACATTGGATTTGCCTATTAATCCAAATCTGGGATTCGCCTACATTATTCCTTATGGTAATTCCGCACAGTTCCAGATGGGATATAAAGGTATGATTCAATTGGCCATGCGTAGCGGTCAATACAAGACAATCAACGTTACCGAAGTCTACGAGGGAGAAATAAAGAACGAGAATCGTTTTACCGGAGAATACATATTTGGCGAAAAGGCATCTGATAAGATTGTTGGTTATATGGCCTACTTCTCCCTCACAAACGGCTTTGAAAAATACATGTACATGAGCCGCGAAGAATGTGAAAAGCATGGAAAAAAATTCTCTCAGACCTATAAAAGAGGCGGTGGTCTTTGGGCTACGGACTTCGATTCAATGAGCAAGAAAACTGTTTTAAAAATGCTTATCTCCAAATACGGTATTCTAAGCATTGATATGCAACGTGCACAGACTTTCGACCAAGCCGTAATAAAGGACAATTTGGTTGAAAAGGATATTGATGAAGCGGAAATATCATACGATGACAATCCGGACAATGCAGACGCTAAACGTAATGCCATGAAAGAAGCATTGCAAGAAGCGGAAGTTGTGGATGAAAGCACCGGAGAACTTTTTAATCGAGAGGTTCAATGATAGAACAAGGCTCAAGTGAATGGTTAAAGCAGCGGTTGGGTAAAATAACGGGTAGTCGAATCGGAGACCTTATGACTAGCGGAAAGAAAGGGGAAATGTTCGGGAAGACAGCCCTTTCCTATATATATGAAGTGTGCGCAGAGAGAGATTTGTTGCAGAAATACATGGATGACGATTATCTGTTTGAGATATATCAACGGCAAGTAAGTATCAACAACAAGTTTATAGAGTTCGGGCACGATAATGAGGACTTTGCGGCAGAACGTTATCAGCTTGTCACAGAGTGCAAACTTGAAGAGTGTGAAAGCATTCAGCACCCGACAATCTCCCACTTTTCCTCTTCTCCAGACCGTATAGCAATTAAAGACGGGTTAAGAAAGGTAGTAGAAATAAAGGTTCCACTGCCGAAAACATTCATGGAATACATGGCAGAGGTTAAGGATAACGAAACTCTGAAAGCTGTTAATCCTAAATATTTTTACCAAGTGCAATCGGAAATGGCGTGTACGGGATTGGACAAGGCTGATTTTGTCGTTTTCTGCCCTTTCTTGAAGCATAACATTCACATTGTAGAGATAACAAGGGATGAAGCTGTAATAGCCGAATTTGAGAAGCGGATAATGGCTGCAAATGAAATTATTAATCAAATACTTAACAAAAAATGAATTTACAAGGAAGCATAGATTTGTTGAAGCTTGAAAAAGCAGGCATAGCAACAATTAAGAACAAGAAGTGTATCGTTATCCCGATAGAGGAAAATGACTTGTACGTAAGCATGGACGAAAACCTGAAAGCAAAATCCGTATATCTTGGGCTAAACATCAACGAGCGAAGAGAGCCAAGCCAGTTTGGTAAGACGCATTATTGCAAGCAGTCTTTATCAAGACAATATAGAGAAACGAATAAGACGGAAGCAGAAGCCAAGTCTAAAGTTTATCTTGGAGACTTCAAGCCTTATGAGTTTGAGGGTTCAAGCAATGCGGTTGCTTCCGTGGAAGCTCCGAATGCACAAATTGAAGATGACGACCAACTGCCATTTTAACTTATAAGGTTTAATCCAATGAAACTCACCCTCACAAAACAGGAAGTGCTTCTCCTGCAAAAGCTGCTTTACTCCTACAAGGAATGCCTGCCCGATGGAACGACGGAGAAGCATGGACGTTTTGTCGGGAAGCTTAGCAAGAAAATCAAAAGACAAATTTTAAAACAGAACAACAATGTACTACGAACTAAAGCTGAAGGTCAACAAGACCAATGACAAAGGAGAAGAAAAGGAAGTAAAAGAACACTTCATTACAGACTGTGAACTGTTTGCAGAAGCGGAGGCCAAAGGTCTTGAACAGTACCATCCGACAATATGGAATGCGATATTTTCTCTATATCACGCTCAAATATTATAGAGATAGTCAATGAAAAGACAGAAGACAAGCCGTTTTTCAAGGCTACTATTGTAGATACCCAGATTGATGAGAACGGTAAGGAGAAAGAGTTGAAATACTATAATCTGGTTTGTGCGAAAGATGTAAAGGAGGCAAACACTTTGATGGAGCAACACCTTGCACAAGGTTTGTCAGACATGAGATTGGATGCTATTGTTAAAACAAAGATAATCGACTTGATATAATGGAAGAGTTTATTTCAGACTGGTTCATTCCGATGGACTTCGGCAACGATATGCCGAAAGAAATGCCGGACGGTGAGGACAACTTTAATTTTGAATGATTATGAAAATAGTAAAAAGCAAGAGTTTTGGGAATGGTATCGTGTATTGCCTACGGCTGGACGATGGAATGCTTGTGGAAACCACGGACACATTCTTACCGTACTACACAAAAGACGCTATCGGAAGGAAGCAGAACTTTTTGGATAACGAAAATCTTGGAGACCGTTCGGAAAGGTGGATGATTGGAGTTTCAACCATGAGTGGTTGTCTTGTACGCTGTAAGTTCTGCGCTACTGGTAATATGAAGAAATACCGCAATCTTACTGCGGACGAGATAGTGGACCAAGTTTTATTTGCCATTAAGCAATCTGGATGCTGCCCGAAGGATTCAAAGGAATTTAAGATTAACTACACTCGTATGGGTGAACCTTTCTTAAATATAGAAGCCGTAAAAGAAGCTATTGAGCGGATTACTGAAATATACCCGAATACACATCATTATGTTTCTACGATTGGTATTAAAGGTAGTGATTTTTCTTTTGTAAAGGGAAATGTAACATTGCAAATAAGTTTGCATAGTTTCGATGAAGAAAAGAGAGACTGGCTTATTCCTTATCCGAAGAAAATGTCTATTGAGGAACTTGGGCAAATAAGAACAGAAAGTAACTTGAAAACCACTATCAACTTAACATTGGTAGATGAATCAGACTTTGATGCGGATAAACTGGAAAAGTATTTTGATAAGAAGCACTTCTTTGTGAAATTGTCCCCAATCAATCCAAACAATATATCAGAGAAAAACAAACTCGGCAATGGAATTATCGAGGGAGTTAATTTAGTATAAACATTTTAATTGACAGAATCATGAAAGAGATTAAAGAACAGCTTGAAAAAATGGGCTATGACTACGCAGTAGCAATAGCAACAAAGTCAGAGATTGAAAACGGAGCCGCTTGCGGTCAGCTTTCAATTATCGTTGAAGACGAAACCGAATGGTAAGTAACGGTTTAGGTGATATGGTGGAACAATGAGAGACACTAAAGTTACATCCTTATAGATAGGTTGAAAGAGGGTTATCGTAAAATGAACTGAACTAGCCAAAGGATTGCTTAACAGGTAATGCTGAATGTCACCGCAACGTGATTTTGTAAAACTACTTGGTGAAAGTCCAAGAAAAACTCCTATCATGCAGGTGCAAGTCCTGCTACCACCACACAAATGTGAGCCACACATAAAATGGCGCGGGTCTTAAATAATGGTTGCGCCCCGGAGAATACGCTTCGGGGCTTTTAACAGAACATAATATTGGGAATATGAAGCCTTACATCATAACTTCCATGTCCCTAATCACGTATAGCGGCAGGAAGATACCTCTCGAAATAGTAGAGAGCCATATACTGACAAAGCCTTTGAAGGCAATCAAGGAAAAGCTGCTTGACGCTTTCTCCACGATGAAAGACAAGCCGGTGAATGTTGAACTTAAAATAAAGCATATATGATATATGACAAACAGATAGTAAGAGGCAAGATACCAAGTAAATCCAATTGTTACAAGATTGTCACATTATCCGGTCATGGTTCTTTGGCAAAGCAGAGGGTTCTTAAAGAGTATGAAAAGACTTTTTATGTACAGTGCGGACTTAGAGACAAAAACATCAAAGGGTTCTTTAAGATAAATGTGGACGTGTATCACGAAAACTTGCGTCCCGACCTTGACAACGCTTTCAAAATTTTACTTGACTGCCTGCAAGGATGCAAAGCCATAAAGAACGACCGCCAGTGTGTGGAAATCCACGCGCGCAAATTGGTTGACAAACTCAATCCAAGAATAGAATTTGTAATTGAGGAAGTTGAATTATAAAATAATAGGCAATTTGAAAGATGTATGAAAATAAAGATGAACAAGCATGGCACGAATACGAACCATTAAACCACAGTTCTTCGATGACAGAAAAGTAGGTCATGTAAGTAGAGATGCAAGATTAGTATTAATATTACTATGGTATCTTGCAGATGCCAAAAACAAGTCAATCTATACATTAAATTATTTAAAAGATAAGACAAATTTGTATCGATATGGGGAAAAGACGCATGAAAAAGTTATACGAGAATTGTCTGATAATGGATTGGTAGAAATATTAGATTTAGAATACCTAAAGGTAATTCCAAGAAATATTTTAGGTATAAGGCGCTCTAACAGACTTGACATACAAGATTGGAAAGAATGGAAGAAAATAAGCAATGAGGTGTTTAAAAGAGACAATAACACCTGCTTCTATTGCGGGCGTTCTGATTGCAAGATGGAGATAGACCATTTACTTCCAGTGTCAAGAGGTGGAGGGGATGATATTTCGAATTTAGTTACTTCATGCAGAAGATGCAATGCTCAAAAGCATGATAGAACATTGGAAGAATTTTTAGAATGGAGGAAACGCAATGAGAAATAGTTTTGTTTTTTACAGTAGCTGGTGGGAAGCAATCAAGAATCTGCCGAGAGATGTTCAGGGAGACGTTCTCACAGCCATAATTGAGTATGGCTTATATGGAGAAACTACTGAACAACTAAAGCCGATTGCGAAAGCGATGCTTGCTATGGCTAAATCACAGATAGATATTAATAATCAGAGGTTTGAGAACGGTAAAAAGGGCGGTAGACCAAAACCGGAGAACAACCAAGAAGGAGCCAAACAAAAACCAAACTATAACCAAAACCAAACCAAAGAAGAACCAAACAATAACCTAATTAATAATGATAATGTAAATGTAAATGCAAATGAAGAATGTCCCCCCTATAATTCCCCCCAAGGGGAATCTGCACCGCCGGAAAGTAATGAGGGAGATAAGATAAATTATAATGCTCTTATGGATACGTTCAACAGAATGTTTGATGGAAAGCTCCCAAAGGTGACAACAATGACGGACAAACGTAAGAAAGCCGTAAAAGCAAGAGTTTCCGAACATGGGAAAGAGGCTATCATGGCTGTTTTCAACAATGTTTCTCAATCAGCATTTCTTTTGGGGCATAATAACCAAAACTGGTCTTGTGATTTCGACTGGATATTCAGACCGACAAATTTCATTAAGATTTTAGAAGGCAATTACAATGGAGAAAGAATTAGCAAAAATCAACAGGATAGCGAGCAGCGAAAACGTGATTCAGTTCTTGCAGTCGCTACAACCGTCAGAGAAGCTGCCGCAAAAAAAAGAAAAGAACTTGAAGCAGAGGGCGTTATTGAATAAATATCCTGACCCAGCACAATTCATTCTTGATTACAATCCCGATTTGCAGTTCAAAATTGTCAGATGCAAGGCGACCCACTCTGATTTAGCCATGAATTCCTCCATACCTACATTAGGGCTATTGGCTTCGACTTATGGAGATGAAACCCCTTTGGAATGGTTGAAAATCCAATTCGGCACACTTAATGACTTTGCAGAGGTATCTACCAAGATTGCCAGGGAGCAGCTTAATGAGTTGGCAGAGATATTTATTTCTGAGTATTATTACCTTAATGCGGCTGAGATATGCTTTTTTATTGCACGGTTTAAGTCTGGTAAATATGGACGGTTCTATGGTGCTATAGACCCGATGAAGATAACAAGTGCCATGCTTGACTATATCAGGGAACGCCGTATCGACATCGAACGCTATGAGCGTGAGCAATACCGGATACAACGCCAAAAGGAGATAGAAGAACGTGGAAACAACAGAATTTCCTATGCCGAGTATCTTGAACGTGAAAGGAAGCTTGTGGAAAGCGGAGATGCAGAAGCAATGAAAAGAGCGGCAAATCGCGTAAGCAATATCAGTTTACGTAAGTAATGGCAAAGAAGAAATTACCCCTCTCCCCCGTCCGTTGCCGCCAATGCTCATACTCAATGGATTTTGTAGGGAACTCTTGTCTATGCAAGGTCAAGGGCCATAGGGTGTGCGCGTGTGACAGGTACGGGAGGATATGTGACAAATTCAAGAAGAAATAATTTTATGGACATGGAACTTGAAAAGAAAATCGAATTATTGGAGTGGCAGTGTGACAACGCACTGCGCCTGCGCTGCCCGTTGGTGGCAAAGAAGTACCAGTGCATGATTGACGAACTTGCCAAGGAGAGCAGGAACAGAAGGATGAACGACAAGATGTACAAGAGATGAACAAGGAAACGGCAACCCAAATAATCAGCAAGCATGAGAGCCTTGTAGTCCTCTGCACTTACAATATACTGTTCACGAACGACATCTGTTGCGGACAAATTATCGAATGCATTCATGCGATGAAACGCACACTCCACTACAAGCAGGCATTCAAAAGATACTTGAACGATGCGGACAGAGCGAGAAGGGAATACGAGCGGACCGTAAACGGTATTATCGGTTCAGACCGCAGTGAATTCTTTGCCGAATGTAATGACAAGTATGTGGAGGAAGTGAACAAGCACGTGGATATGCTATACTGGCAGTTCAAGCAGACACTTGATGACAACGGAATATCCCATTCCGCAGAACTTGCAAAGTTCGAACTGGCAAGGACGTTGTGCGACTATGCTTGTGTACAGTTCGACGAACGGATAGGAGAACTCAAGAGGAAGGATTCAAAGTTCAACGGATTCATGCTGGATTACCTTAAACTGGATAATGTGGCAAGACTGATGAACCTTGCCTCCGACAATCTCAAAATCGGCAGAACGGTGAACATGAACACTGAACGCTGTACTGCAGCATTTGAAGTTCTTGCAAGGAAACTGTCGGATGCGGATAATATCGCCAATGCGATAAAGGCTGATTGATTAGACAACAATTAATAATCAGAAGAATGAGTGAAAGATTAACACATGGCTCTCTGTTCAGCGGCATAGAAGGTTTTGGATTAGGTGCGGCACTTGCCGGCATAAAGACCGAGTGGAGTTGTGAATTTGAGGATTATCAATCATTAGTAATAAAGAAAAACTTTGGAGAAGAGCATGAAATCAACAGAGATATTAGAACGTATTCAAAACCTCCGTTTGTTGACATCATCAGCGGTGGATTCCCTTGCCAGGACATCAGCATTGCTGGAAAAGGTGTCGGAATTGTCGGTGAAAGAAGCGGCCTATGGTCTGAGATGTTCAGAATTGTATGGGAAGTTAGACCTAAATACGTGCTCATTGAAAACAGCCCAATGCTCGTTGTTCGGGGGTTCGAGAGAGTGTTATGCGACCTTTCCCAAATCGGGTATGATGCGGAATGGCAATGTCTATCTGGCACCGACTTTGGCATACAACAGAATAGGGAGCGATTATATTGTATTGCCTACCCCAGCGAAATCAACGGCAAACGGGGCACTCAAGAATCGGTATTTCGGAAGCCCTACTTATCGGGGCAATTTACACGAGTTTATCCGGGATGGCGAACAAGACAGTCAATACCCTCACCCAAATTTGCTGGAAAGTCTAATGGGGTTCCCGATAGGATGGACCGAACGGAGTGTATAGGCAATGCGGTACAACCGATAATTGCGCATTATCTGTTTGAGTGCATTAAGATATTTGATGGCAAACTGACATAATGAAGAATGTCGTATGAATATCCATCAGACCATCCCCCGTTCAGATTGCACCACCATCTGAAAGCGTCATGGTGCAAGATGTGTATGGCAGAGGTACAGAGAGAGCGGAATAGAAGAAGGAAAATAAATTAAACAACAAAAATATTATGGCAACACATGGGCTTACAATAGCCAAAGCTTCCAAAGAGGACTTTGAGAAAGTATATAATCTGCTCCAGCCTATGGAGGAACTGTTCAACAGTCATTGGAGCAATGAGGAAGAATGGACTGAGTGGGATGACGACGACAAGGATAAGAAGGAACTTCTCGCCATTCGCAAGGAAATAGCCGAGGAGGAACATTATTATGAAGAGGATGTCGATAACCGTCTCGTACTTTTTGAGTTCATTAAACGGAGGATGCAGTTGTGCGGATGCAGCAATTGGCAGCGAGTTGTAATTGCCGCTGAATGCCTGATTGACACATTTTGTGACCCACAAGAAAGCTCTCTTGTCTGGCGACCGGATTTAGAGCGCGCAATGGATTACACTATGTTGGGAGAATGACATTAACATGTGCAAAAAGAAGCCATTTCTGCACATGAAGTATTAACAAGAGCGGAAACCGGTGTTTTTTGCTCATAACAAGAATAAAATATGGGAAAAGGTAAAAGACTAAAGAAGAGCACTGTATCAAAAAGAAGACGCAGTGCTGCAACTTACAGAATGGAAATGTCAAACATTTATTTGACAAGTGGGTTCATTACCATAGAAATAGCAAACAAATCGATGTGACCACAGTGCATATAATGAGTTGCAATAATTTAAAATTCGACACTTTATCTTTATTCGGGTATGCCCTTTTAATCGGAATGCGTATGAAACGCCTAATTGATGCCATCATAAAGAAATGGTTCTGCTGCCATGAGTGGGAATTCTTATTTGAAAGGAAAGTAGAAGTTGTTGATGATTGGGGCGATAGCAGTTGGTACACCGTACGTCACTACTTCTGCAAGAAGTGTGGTAAATACAAGAAAATTAAAAGTCATTGATATGAAACAGACATTGGAAGAAGCCGCTCATTCTTTCGCAGAAAGTAGAAGCAGCGGAAGTGCATTCCCAGCATATTATCAAGGGTTCATTGCCGGTGCGGAATGGCAAAAGGATATTTCCAGTGCTAAATGGCAGGCAAAGCAATCACCGTGGATAAGCGTAGAGGATGCAATACCAAACAAACAAGCAAAAGGCATGTGTCAAGTGAAATATGTTGATGGTAGTATTGATGAAATGGCAATGCGAGAAGTGAATAAATGGATATATCCCTACATCAAGACTGGATATGTTACTCATTGGAAACCTATCCCCTCCTTCGATGAGATACTCGAAGCAAACAAGGATGTACTGGAACGGATTAAGGAGAAAGGGGACTAATATGGAAAGGTACAGAATCATACGAGGAGAAGGGTATAACGGTTGTATCCCCATAATAATATATTGGGTACAAGTCAGAAAAGACAAACGTATTTCATACGAATGGGTGAATGTAAAGGGCTTTGGTACCTATAAGAGAGCTAAAGAGTTGTTGAATGTTTTAAAAGGAGGAATTGATTATGAACAAATATAGATACAAGGAAGTAAAGAACTATATCCACAACGAATTAAAGTTGACTAAAGAGGATATAAAGGAAATTATGATTCCAATCGTGAAAGAAGAAGTAAAACGTATCTTCCACAATACCTACGGGAATGATGTTGATGTAGAGAGGTGGATTCGCTGCATGGTTTCTGACGAAATACAAAGGCATGGTGATTACTCTATGTTGAGGAATTTATGTAGGGAAGCAATTAAGGAAGAGATAAGTAATGTATTGTCAATTGATATAAGCCTTAAAAAGAAAGAGGGGTAAAATATGCAGAACGAAATTTCTTGGAATGATAATACCTATTATGAGATTTATAATCCATATAGTGATATTTCTCCTTTAGAACCGTGTGATGCACCCAAAATGAGAAAATATCGTCCAAAAGATGATAGGTGCACAAACAAGCAGATTGCGAAACGCAGGAAGAGAAACAAGAATCGTAAAACACATAGAAAATGAGTAGGTTTGAGAAAGAGATTCTTCCTTTCATGGAAGAGGAGATTATGAAAAAGCTCCGTACATACAACGTGTACAGTATAAAGGAGTATGAGGACATACGGAAGGCAGTGAGGTATTCAATCAGATTTTGCAAGAAAAATAAAATTGTTAGATATGGGATTTAGGAATGGGACAAAACCGGGAGCAGCCAATAGAAAAGGGCATAGATGGATTAATTACCCTAACAATGCACATAGAAAGTGTACAAAATGCGGCTGCGTGGTTGACGTGACTTCTTCAAAGGGAGAAAATGTTTATGTGTATACAGACAATAAAGGTAACAAATCGGCAGAATGCCCTAATTGTATTTAATTATGGAAATAAAGAACGGAATAATAATAGATGGAGTGCTGCATGAAGCTGCGAATTATCCAAATGACTATGAATGTACTATATGTTCTCTTCGTAAGGAATGTGAGGAATTAGAAAAGTGTTGTGATGAATGGATTTGTAAGCTTATTGATTGCAAGTATTTCGTTAATCGTGGCAAAGTAACTGTTACACTTTCCCGTGAAGAGCCTAAAAGTGTTGGAGAGATATATCGTAATGGAGTAAAGATAGATAAGGAAGAATGACAATGGAAAATAGAAGAAAATTAGCATTAGTGAATCTATGTCGTTCTTTTTTGAATGTTCATGGATTTATTACGCCAGCAGAAAACACAAGAATACATAACAGGATTATGAAATGGCAAGATAAGAACGATATTTCTATTTCAGAAGCACAATTATATTCTGTTGATTTTATTTATGATGATAACGCCAAAGAAGAGGAGGAATAAACAATGAAAAAGTACAGAATATACAGATACGGACTTTTAGGCCACATTTTTGACGTTCAAATAAAAAAGTGGTATGGATGGGTGCTCGTTAAAAGGTTTAAGGTAGAAATCAAGCATAACTTAACCGACCCGTTTGAGATAAAATATGCCGAAGAGCGGGCAAAAGAACTTTTGGAAAAATTGGAGGAGGAATTATGAAATCAAAACAAGTATTATCAATCGAACAGATGAAGCACTTGCAGGAGCTTGGATTAGATACAAGTGATGCAAGTATGCACTGGCAGTATTTACCTACTGCCGATGCTATTATCAATGGAACTGATGAAATAGAGGAAAAACCTTGCCTTTTTGTAAGTCAGCCGAACATGAAACATGAATACCCTACTTACACCTTGCAGGACATTCTCGACAAGCTACCGGAATCTATACAGATATATGATTTGTATATATTCAAACAAGCAGGTCTGTGGGTGTTCAAGTATATAGATGTGGAGGACGAAACGTTACATTCGGAAACAATGCCGAGAATAATAGATGCCGCCTATTATATGCTGTGCTGGTGTATTGAAAAAGGATATATTAAAACTAATTAGTTATGAAAGCAAAAATAAAAGCAACTGGAGAAATTGTAGAGGTTGAAGACTTATATGATGATGGGACTGCCTTAGTGAATGGTAGGTATTTCAAAGTGTCAGAACTCGACTTCTTTGATAATTTTGAAACTATTGATTGGGAGCAAAGGCGTTATGAACTGGCAAAGGCTGCAATGCAAGGATTCTGTAGCAATCCACATCAACAGATAATGGATGCTGACTCAAATATGGTGGCAGAATGGAGTATTGGTCTCGCTGATTCACTAATAAAGAAACTGAAAGGAGATTGAATAATGTCAAGAGGAGAAATATTAAAGCAATCAGATATGAAAGACATGCACGGCTCTATTACTTTGGAATATACCGGGATTCTTTATGCTGGTGTAGATAGGGAAAAGAAGCTCCGTGAATTGGCAAAAGTTAATCCGCAGGAGTATTGTCTTGCATTGGGTGTGAATGATGATAGTGAAATTTTCAAAGACATTTCGTCGGGTTCCTTAGTGTCTCCGATGAAATTTTTTAAAAGACTGAAAGGAGAATAAATATGGGATTTACAACACCGTGCTTTATACGCAAAAATACACCGGAGCTTCGGAAGAAGCTGGAAATTTTGGGATATAAACTTAATAATGGAAAATGGATGGGTAAATGTCTTGCAACATTCCGAATTAAGGAAACAAAGGAATGGAGATATGTTGCAACCCCTGAATGGGATTTGCAAAATAACCCAGATATAGATATTTCTATTGATTGCGGAACCAATGAAGATTTTTTCTTGGGTATTGCTGCATTGAGAGATGATACAGACAAGAACCAATGGTTTGTATTGGACCATGACAACATATGGGAAGCGGTCGGATGCTACCAACACAAAGGGGATTTTATTCTTTGCAATCATGACCGGTGGTATTATGGGACAGACGTAGCACAAGCGCACAAGGCTACTGTAAAGGAATTACAGGGACTATTCTCCCAAAAGATTCAAGTCCCTCAAATAGAGTGGAACATCAACGACGTTATAAATAAAGATTAGTATCATGGAACAGAACAAGAAAGAAGTGGTCTTTGACGGCAAGGACCTTATATTCAATGTGGACGGAATAGAAATCAAGAACGGGAAACTGCCTGATTCCTTTGAGATAAAAGAACGCTATGAGATAAGCGCGGAAAGCCTTTCCAAGCTTGTCGTAGCGTTGGGTGACGGGAATACGCTTGCCGAATTTAATGAGGAACGAGGGAGTTACGGTGTTTTTAAAGCAGAAAGAACTATATATCCCTTGAAAGATGATTATGTCAAGAAGCTTGCCGAAGAAGTAAAGTCCCTACAAGAAGAGGTCCGCACAGAACGCATAAAAGCTTCTGATGAAGGATACAAGCGCTACCTGCTGGAAAACTTGATTAAAGAGCACAACAAGCGCTCCTGGTGGGGACGGGCAGAAAGGATTGAACTTAAAACAGAGGAGTGAGAATGGACTTGAGAATAATAGATTTCCCGGAATACCCGTGGAAGACCCTGGATGTGCATAAGGACTTTAGTTACTCGTTCAACATCAGTCCTGGGAAGAAAATAGAGGGAGATTTGTTCGATTCATCCAAGATGAAAGTTGTGTCCTACAATGAAAACAGCCATGTGCAGATATTAGCTGTATGTGACCCTTACGGGCCGCCTTTCTATGTACGCAGGGATATGGACGGCTTGTTATGGTCCTCATGGGTAAAAATAGAGGAGGAACACTTCTGGCAAGAGATTAATAGTTGTGCGGCAGCCATTAATTTCCCTCCTCTGTGTACGTCTCATTATTATTTTTAAGTATTATGAAAAATGAATCGTTTGAAAGAGCCAAAGTCCTTAAGGAAGAGATTGAAAAGTGTGATTCCCTGCTTGATTCAATCCTGAAAAGCAGCAGGGAATGCTGTGTGTATCGCGATGCCGTCAGGACATCCGGTGACATTGCGGTTATCACTCTTCCCAAGTATTGTACCCAGTACATTATAGATGGACTTTATGTGAAAAAATGCCGACTGGAGCAGGAATTTAAAGAGTTATAAATCAAAACAAGAAAAGAGGAGAAACAGCTATGACCGAAGAACTTGTGACATTAGAGACAGCGAAGCTGCTGAAAGAGAAAGGTTTCGTTTGGGAGTGTGAACGCACGATAAGTTGCGATAAAATTATTAGAAGATGGAACCATCCGCAATACATATCATGTTGCACAGAAATAGATGGCGAATTAGTTGAATTTTTATGTCCAACATTGTATGTTGCGCAGAAGTGGCTGCGTGGAACCAAGAACATTCATATATGTGTATATAACTGTGCTTGTGGCTATGGATATGAAATATCTAAAGTTGACAATGGAACTCATATAGCCAGTTCTGCTTATAAAGGAACAAATGACGGAGGGGAATGGGATACCTACGAGGAAGCACTGGAAGCAGGAATTAGAGAAAGTTTAAAACTTATATGAAAATGGCTCCTATCGTAAATGATGCTTATAGACTTAGAAAGCTTTTAGAAAAAGCAACGGGAATAAAAGTTTATAAATCAGATTTAATTTCTAATTATTTCAATTGTTATATAAGCATAACGCAAGAGTATAAGAATGAAACCAATCCGCATATTACAGTAGCACAAGGTAGTTGGTCGATAGTAAATGGCGGGGAGTATAAAATTTCACTCTATACACCTACAATCGTCATTAAAGGCAAGAAGGTGCTTAATACTTGTTTTGTAAAAGATATATTTTACAAGATAGTGGAAGCATTAAATAATGAATTTGGAGAAGGGAATTGGGATACGTGTAACAATGAAACGACAGTTTGGCTTCCCATGTCTCGAAACTCATTCTATTTGCAAATTCCAAATTTTGAGAAGTATTAAAACTTATATGATATGGCTAAGAAAATAATGTTTAATGACAAATACAGCTTAACCCAAGCCGTATTGGATGGTCGGAAGACTATGACGAGAAGGGTCTGCAAGTATGACAGACCAAATGAAACCTATGATATTGTATTCCCCGTTTTTGAACCAAATGATTACGATAATGACGGGAACATAGTATCTCCATTAAATTATGCTTTTGGTTGGAAAAACGACAAAGGAGACTTTACGGGTTGGAATGTTCCAAAATACAAAGTCGGTGAAGTTGTTGCCATTGCGCAAAGTTATGAAAGTTTAGGGATGAATCCCGAAATCGCACTTAATGATAAGGACGGAATAGGATTTTATACTAAAACCAAATTCGCACCCGGTTGGAAAAATAAGATGTTTGTCCGCGCTGACCTCATGCCCCATCACATCCGTATTACCAACATCAAAATCCAAAGGCTTCAAGAAATCTCTAACGAAGACTGCTTGAAAGAAGGAATAATAAAAACTATTCATAAGTCCGCTGACGGTGAATGGGGAAGATATTATTGGCATCATGGAGTTACGCGTTCCAATTGTCCTTATGGGCAATACAAGGAATATAGTAATCCATTAGAAGCTTTTGCATCCTTAATAGATTGCGTTTCTGGCAAGGGTACGTTTAAGAGCAATCCTTATGTCTTCGTTTACGAATTTGAACTGATTGATTAAAATTTATTATGGAAACCGTGGAACTGATAATTAAAATCTCCATCACCTTATTCAATGCCATTGCATTAGGATTTGTCCTAATCATGGTAAGCAGATGGCATAGGCGCATGGAGGACAAGCTGAATGAGATAAGGGAATACACCCGTATGGTTTCAGAGTGTAATAGGTTCATTTATATAAACCAACTTGAATGGCTGAAAAGCGCAATGATTAATGAGGAACGGTACGAGGAAGCCGCTAAAATCAATAAATGTATTGAGGATGAGTATAACAAATTAAAGAATAGAAAACTGTGAATTTATGAAAGAAATAGAAATGTATCCAGGTGTAAACATTGACTACGCATACGAACAGTTGAAAAAATACAAGCAGAAAACTAGTGAAGATTGTTTCTGCAAATTTAATGATAAAGAACTGTATTCAAGTGAAACACTTGATGAAATGTATTTGAAGGTCACGAGAAAGACGAAGGCTGAGTTCGACAAGGATTTGCAGGATGAACATAACGAATACCTGCGAAGGGAAGCCGAGTTCAAGGCTAAGATTCCGCAATTGATAAAAGAATATATGGCTAAAGCACGTGGCATTATTCCGGATAAACATCTTGAATATTGGGATAAGATTGTTCCTATACGATTGAACGACCTCTATAAAGGGCTTGAACTCGATTGCTGGTTGAAACTTATATTCGAACTCAATACAGATAAGCCTAAAGAAGAGCGTTTTAAGAACTGCTTACAAATGTTCATAGACCAAGGTCACAGCGGAATGAGTGCAAGCCTTGTGTTTAGTGGGCTTTGTCGATTTCATGACTTAGGTCCTCAATTAGTTGATTACATAAAGAAACATTGAGTTGTTGAAAAGGAATAACCATGAATAAAATAGAGTGATTATGACGCGTGAAATAAAATTCAGAGGTAAAAGTACTGATACGGGGAAATGGGTATATGGATTTCTCTCTTTTTTCTATACTGCCGGAAGGGACGAAAACGGGCTTATCTTTACGGACAAGGCGAGGATATATTCCCCAGAAGACGGTTGCTGCTACGACGTATGGGCTGAAACCGTTGGGGAGTTTACGGGCTTGTACGATAAGAACGGGAAAGGAATCTATGAAGGCGACATATTGCTTATGGGTGAAGACGATGGTTGCATGATATACAACGAGGTCGGAATAAAGGATGGATGTTTTGGGTATATCGGAGAGGTGAATGGCGAATTAATTCCATTTTGCCACTTTAATGTAAAAGAAGAGATTGCAGGTAATATTTACGATAGCCCAGAATTGATAAAACAGCAATAGCCATGAGAGTAAAGAAATATTTCCATAACATCCAGTGTGATGTATGTAGGGATTTAGCCGATGAAGATATGTGGCATGAGGATATGGAAACCGTTGCCGAAGTTGCCAATGAAAGCGGATGGTATTACGACCCAGTGGATGACAAGCACTATTGCCCGGATTGCTATGAATATGGGGATGATGGAGAGATATTAGTTAAAGACGGAATGGTAAATACAATGGAGATAATATTATTAGGGAAAAGGCTTGAAGACTACCCGGAAACAGAATATTACGAACGAAGGCTTATCTACACAACATACAGTTCTGGCTTCAGAGAGCATAACATTACGGCATTCAAGAGCAGGCTGAAAAAAGACTTTGACTACGAAGTAATAAATCATTTCGTCAAGGACGGTAACGACTTTTGGACTACAGATGAAATTATAGCCGCTGTCCGTGTTTCCTTGTCCCTCAATCTGCTTACGAATGAAGAGTGGAAGAAGGCAATTCCGATTATAGAGCGTGGCCTTGAAGCCAATAAAGCCTATGTCCGTATGCTTGACGAGATGTCGGCTATATTGGAGAAGTATTGCGAGGAATGGGAGGATTTGGGTATGCGCCATACCTTCATGCAACGTGTTCCTCATGAATGCTGGCAGGGACGTTTTAGCAGGCATAGCCAGAATCCGGAACAAAAGCCGAATTATTCATGAGTATCAAGGAAAAATATAAATAGGGAAATAACAGATATGAAAACAATCTTATTTACAGCTATATTCATAACATGCCTATTATGGGTTGGCGAACTTACTATAACATTCAAGCCATTTTCTATCTCACTGCCCGGTTGGTATAAGGTGGCAGGTATCCTTCTCTTTTGGCTGTCAATGGTAGTATATGCTACTGGAGAACATGCGAGAGGCTATAAGCAGGGTTTTGATGATGGAATAAAGAAATGTATTGAAATACTCGAAAAGGAATGAATAAACTGGAACACATCGCTACCATTGATTTCTGCTACTGGCAACTGGAAATACTCAATAAGCAGCTTTCCAAGCACAAATCAAACATAGAAATATTGGTTGACAAAGCCTGCGGTTATAATGAAGTGGAAGAAGTGAAAAGGGAATGTATAACCCTTTTGGAACAGATTATCGAAAGCTAGAAAGCTATCGGTGCTGACTATTCGAGAGATGATAAATTCCTTGATAAACTGAAAAGCAAAGAAATATATGAGTAAACTATACAAAGTAACCCTCTTCGGCAAACCGTTCATGATTGGATGGTTCAGCCACGCGGACAAATGGTATCACAAGTTTAGTATAATATATTGAGCATGAAAATTATATTTCTTGATATAGACGGAGTGATTTCCACGCAAAAGTCGCATTATGCACTTGATAAGGATGCGTGTGATTTACTTGGGAAGATTATAGATGCGACAGATGCGAAAATTGTCATATCTTCATCGTGGAGGAGAAATACGGTAGAAGATACAAAGGAAGAACTGACAACCGTAAGGCCCTTAGTACCATTCCCGTTTCCATACGCAGATAGGATTATAGGGGTTACGATAAGAGCGTATGCCTACGTTATGCAAGGTATTCATCTTGGTATTCCCCGTGGAGTTGAGATAAAACAATGGATTGACACCCATATTCACTCTGACAACGGTAAAGACTGGAATCACAAAGAGCTTGGGGTTGATTTCAATTACGTGATACTTGACGATGATAGCGATATGCTTCTTGAACAAGCAGAGCACTTTATCAAGACTGACACCTATTTAGGATTATCTGAAAATGATGTCGAACAAGCGATTAAAATACTGAAGCCATGCTTATAACAGACTTAAAAATCGGTGACTGGGTGAGAATAAAACTGCCGTCACCACAAGGAGAGAGACTTTCCATCCCCATGCAGGTAGTAGGGCTGCTTTCCAGTTTCAACAATCCAAGCCCTAAAGATACGGTATATCTTGACTTTGAAGGGAATGAAGGAGACGTCTGGGAAGAAGAAGTACAGAATTTAGTTTATTCTAATGAAGATAAGCCATGAGAAAAGTAGACAGACTGAAAAAGCTCCATGCCCCTATTGATGACAAATACAAGAAGATTGACACAACGGTAAACGGGGACGCGGAACGCCTCGCAGAGATGCACAAGGAAGTGGGAAAGAGACTATACCCATTGCGCATAGACCACCGTACCGTAATATACGTGACCAGAGACAAATGCACTCCCGAATATGCCGCAAAAAAGCGCAAGACGTTGGGCCTTGCCCCTGCTGTCGAAGTGAAGGGACACGCATCAAGACTTGTGGACATGGACAAGCTGCGGAGGATGGTAAACGACGGGATGAAGTCCAAGGACATTGCCTATGAGATGGGCGTGGCGGCATCCACCATAAGCACTTACATAAGGAAGTACGGGTTAAGAGACAAAGGGTAGATTAGTTCAAGGACCTATCAAGTTCACGCATACATACACAACAATATCACCCTCACTATTACAGCGATAGGCACCAGCCAGTCAAGAATACGCTCTATGCGTTCCATAGCATGACAAGCAGAAGCCGGCAGAAATCCGAATAGTAACGGTCGTCGGCCTGCGAAATCAATATGTCCAAATCATCGCTTCTCATTAGCCAATATGGATTTTATGTCATCTTCAGTGAAACCGAAGCAGGAGGCAAAACGCCTGAAAGCCTCACGCCTATTCTTCGGGATAAGAGCGTACATGCTGTTGGCTGGAGTTTCGCTCTTCAATGCCTTTCTAATCTGTTTCTTTCTCATAAGACTATACATTTGAATGTCCGAATTTGGATACCGCCCGGACATAAAAAAGGCGGTGAAACTTTGGAATCGCCGCCTTGAAATCTCAATTGAGGATAAACATCCTTGCGTTGGGCATACCCACAATCATTGAAGGGCAAACGTGTGGCAAGGATATAATATGTATCTTCTACCCATGGTTTTCATTTACTTCATTTGATTTGTCATTTGCCAAGAAATGCCCCCTTAAAACAATCAATCCGAGACCGATTATATTAACGGTTGTGGTAGAAAGAATGGTTATCATTATAGGATTCGGAATGCTTATACTAAAATACGGGTTGACTGCCGGTATCGACACATAGCTTGCCAATACAATACACAGCACTATAAAAAGATATACAGCAATTACCCTCAAAGACCACTTTTCAAGTCTCCTTCTTGCTTTCGTGTTTTCAACTATGCGATGTAAATGAATCAGCTCCTTACTCTTCTTGATATTTCCGTCCGTTGTTTCTGATTCCAACAAGGACTGGACTGTATCGAGAATATTAAGGTCCTTCTTTTTCTCCTTGAATGGCTCTGAAAAGAAAAATTTAATCCAATATGGAATATAATGCCCTAAATGGATTAAGTAATGATACCATTTAATGGGTTTTCCGGTTCCGAATATAGAATCAAAAAGACTGGAGTTATCATTTGGGCCTTTCATTGTTTTATTCTATTTTGAGGTTTTAGGAAATAGGCCTTAATCAGTTCCTTTGAAATAGGAGTATTCCATTTGTTTTGCCCGGCAATGTCCCCATTTTTATTTTTTATGTAAAGCGTATCATACCAAGGAGAACCTTCCTGATGAGACCATTGGGTTAATGATAATGCACTCATGTTATACATTGCGTCAACCGCGGTCTTTACCAATTCAAGTGCCTTAGAATGCTTGTTAAATTCGCACAACACATCTTTAGGAAAGGAAGTGACAATTTCATCAGGATTTATCTTTTTATTCACAATCGGGAATACCGGACCATAAGGCCATGCCTTGGGAGAATCGTCCTCAAACAATAATCGGTCAGTCTCCGCATAGTACACACCATACACATAGAACAAAATCTTATTGATTTGGGTCTTGTTCAAACGTACCATATGCAGTTTTTGGGCTGCATACTGAATCAGTCGGGCATAGTCTGTACTTTTTAATACCATTGCGCAAATCTTTTAACGGTGCAAATATGGCATTTTCTGCTGAATTTGCATCATATCACATCTCTTTTTATCGTTTTTAGGCGTTATTTAGTCTAAAAATCGCATTTCAGCGGTAATTCCAACAAGTCAAAGAACGATTACGAAGAGGATACTACAGCATTTCCCTCACCTTATGCTTGCAGCAGTCGCACTCACACAGCAACGGGTGGGCATACTCCCACGTCTTTTCCACTATATCATCCCCGATATACTGGATTTCTTCTCCATACGGAGTTATGTCAAGCGCCTGGCAGATATGGGTAGCCAGATGACCGCACTCATGACGCCAGGACTTCTCAAACTCCTTTGCGGAGGAGGTTATGGCTATAACCATCACCGTTTTCCTATCCCGAAAATTGGAATATGTAACTCCGGTATTCATTTTCCCGGAGCTCATGTTGTCATAGGCTGTGCGGAGCATTTCCCCGTCACATCCGATGGAATACATGTTGTCGATTATCTCGTCAATATAGTATGAGTCAACGGCATAATATACGGAAACATTCCAATGGTACTTCTCTATAACGAATCTCTGACGTATCATGGATTATATCATTTCATCCCATTCTATAGGTTCACCGGCAGCAATCATGGTTGCGTACCACCGTCGCATTGTGGTGCCGTCCGGAGTATCCGGATCATCAATCACATCCTTGACATATACGGCAAGATGTTGCTCGTCCGGAATAGAAGATTTAAAAAAATCCGCTTTCCCCATATTGGCCACGTACACAAAATCGTAAAGTGAATTGTTGTCCAATTTCACGCCATATTTTGTAAGAAGTTCTTCTACCTTCTCTTTTGAAATAGGTTCTATCCGTTCTTTTTTACCGGTAGCAGGATTTATCTTTTTCATTAAAGAAACGGCAAAATCGCACATCTTCTTATTGAAGTGCCATCCGAAGTTGCTCAGATACGCCTCCATTTCTTCAGGTCTTTTATCTCTTATATCCAACGGTTCTCTGTATCTCATGACATATCAATTATTGTAGGGGAGCCGCAAATGCCACTCCCCAAAGTTACACTTAACGGTAACGGGAATAACGCCCGGTTCCACGAACTCCACGTCTTTGCCCCATGCCGCTGCCTCCACGGCCATAGCCACCGCGTTCACCCATGCTTTCCTCGTCATAATAACGTTCTTCGTCATAATAACGGTCATCATCCCGGCGTTCGCCCATACCCTCGCCTTCGGAAAGCTCCTCTATGCACTGCATAAGCTTGCCGCCGTAGCGAAGCATCTTTTCCGCATAGTCGGACATTTTCTCGACCTTGCTTTCGGAAATTTCAATCATCATCATACTATTGCTTTTTAGAATTGTTACTACCAGACGCCTTTTCAGAAGACTTGAAGAAATCAGCCATCATTGCCTTCAACTCACTCAATTCCTGACGGAGAGCCTTGTTCTCCGCATCCTGGCGCTGACGTTCCGCAAACTCCGGGTTAAGCACCTGAAGCATCTTGTCGCATGACTCCATGACCGAGCGGTGATGGTCCACGCTTCCCAATATCTCGGAAGAACGGTTTCGCATGGCAGCCACTTCCGCATTCATGGATTCCCTTGAACCGGATATGACCATGTTGCCGCCTCCAGGAAAGTTCGCGTCGGCGATGTCCGACATTGCCGGTATCTTCTGGAAAGTGACTGTCTGCTCTCCGACCTTGATTGTTATGTCAACCACTATTTTCGGGGGCTGGCCATAAGGGATGGGTTGTTGCATGAACTCCGGGACGGGATTTGACACACCGACAACGGAACCGACCTCAATATACGGAGTACCGTCCTTATGAAGGACAAAGAACTCGCTGTTTACTCTTAAATTCTGAAAAGGCATAATCAATTAACTCTTTAAGGAGCGGGATTGCTCCCGCCCGTTGTTGTTTTTAAACCACTCCGGTCATAATCTGCAACGTGTTGGCTGCACGGTCAAACCAGAATTCATACACTCCGGTACCGGGAATGTCTGCCGCGGTCAACGCCTCTCCGTTATATTTGGTGACCGCCTGGGTGGCACCATTGGTCTCGAACAGAACAGGAAGCGTGCCGGTTGTTCCGGCAGGTACCGCTTGGGCGATGTCGACATATATCGTCCCTCTGTACCACGCGTTTACAAAGGCATGGTTGGGAAAGGAAAACACCACATTAGCAGTATTGACCGTCACACCCGAGGTTGATATAGCCGCAGAACCCCTGCGATTAACAAATTGGAAAGGATATACTGCCATAATAGCCTCCTTCCTCAATTAACCCCAGAAACCATTACCGGCAGCGTAAGGATTGAAACCGCCGTACAAGCCGTATTGGTATGCGACACAATTGGGGACCGCTGCAATAGGGCTGTAAGGCACTGTCACAGTCTCCGGCTGCTTGCATTCAATCTTTGCAAGACGTGCGCTCAAATCTGTAAGGGCCGCTCCAAGAGGCGCGGTAGCCTGGCCCACAATTTGGGAAGTCATCGCTGAACTCTTGTAGGCGCTGTTCTCTTCACGAAGCTTGTCAATCTTGTTCTGCATCTCACGCATCTCGGCAGCACGCTGTCCGGCAAGAATCTGCTGTGTGCTGTCCTTGATGGAATTCTGCAAATCACAGGTTTGACGTTGAGTTTCGTAAGCCACGGATGCAAAGCCTCTCTCCTGCCCGGTAGCAACACCGTTAATTGCATTCTGCAATGTGTTAGTCTGTTGGCAAATAGCCAAGCGGTTTTCGCAGCAACAAGAAGCAATTTGCTGGGCAATGCTGCAGTTGCCTTGTTGGATGGCATTGATAATCTGCATTGAACTCTGTCCCACCTGGTTGCCCACTTGCTGGACTTGTGACATTACGCCATTGATGGCACTCTGGACCTGACCGATTGAACAGTTCAGATTTGTGGCCAGATTGTTGATGGCCTGGCCGTTCCCTTGGATAGCACTCATAAGCAATTCCCTTCCTGCGTCATTGTTAATCAGATTGGGGATTCCTGCCGCTCCGTTACCGCCACCGAATCCACCGTTACCCCATCCGTTGTTGCCCCAACCCATGAGGAAGAACAAGAAGATTACCCAGATGAACCATGAACCCTCCCCGCCAAAACCACTGTTGTTGCGACCGTTCATGGCTACAAGCAAATTCGGGTCTATGCCCTTCTGTTGCAGAAGTGGTGCAAGCATTGCCATCATGCCGCCGCCACCATTGTTCCCGCTTTCCGGGAACACATAAGTCTTTGTTTCGCTCATAATATATACAATTAGTTCCGGTCATATGACCGTTTACAAAAGTATATACTTAATACCGGTATGGAAATCAGTTGTTTCCCAACGATTTCCTAATGTTTTCCCAATATATTCTCAACATTTTCCCACCTTCCATGCGCTCACGGAAATTGGAAATCATGTAGTTCACCGCACGTTTGGTCTTGTGGATATGAACTGCTATCTGTGAAGGGTACATGTCCCTATCGGCAAGGAGGGATACAAGGAGATAACGGGCATCCACCGTTTCCGCGTCCTTGTCCGGAGACAAAATACGTTCTGCCGGAATTTCGGTTTCTTGTGATACGAGATTGATTATTTCGGCAAAGATTTCTGACTTGCACATGATTTTTCAGATTTTTATCCGTATCTTTGCCCTGCCACATAAAACTTGATATATACATGAACAAAGCACAAGATACCGTGTTGAAGATATTAAGCCTCCAACGTGCGGTATCTTATGCTTTTTCAAATTTTTATGTGGCAATAATTATTTGAGCGTTGGGGGCTTTCTTTTTACTCTAAGCCCCGAAAAGAGCGCATCTGTACGATAGTTTTCCTATGGGCGCTTCTACTCGCCCGGATGATAACGCTAATTCATGTCAGCCTCCTTTCTTCAACTTATAAACCATTTTTCCAAAAACTATCAGTAGTACCACTACTATAGTGGCAATAGCGAAACCTCCCGCTTCCTGCTTGAAGGACTGCCATCGGGTCAATTCCTTCTCCACCGGGTAAGGGACCTGAACACTGTCTGTCCTTTCGATATAAAGCGTGTCATGCTTGACTTTATCCACAAATAGGTATTTATACCTGAATTGATAGACAGTATCTCCCTTGTCAAGTACATATACGCTGTCACGCATATATATGCTGTCACGCCGGTAAACGGTATTATACACGCTGTCTGTACGCACCGTTTCCACCGGGACATATCTTATGTTTCCACACGATGAAAGCAATATACTCCACAGCATAGCGGACAAACCGACGGCAAGCCAGAAAGAAAGCCTTCTGAACTCAGACAAACGCATATGTTCAATGAACCTTTTCATAAATTCTACGATTCTATAATTTCAATACTTGTTTTCTGTTTTCTCCTTCCCGATAGCTCACATGAACCCAAGAAAAATCCTTTTCGTCAATCAATTGATTGAAGGGAAGGTCAAGCGACTGAATCAGATTGAAAAGCCTCTTGTTTTCCGCTTTCGTGTTGGGAGTACCGACAATGTCGGCAGCCATTCCAAGTCGATGTTCGCTTGTCGGAACACCCCCTACAGTCTTGTTCAATGCATCACATCTATACCCGCTACTTATGATGATTGGCTTTCTATACGCTTCCCGTAACGGGTCGAGCACATTATTCACCAACGCTTGAACATTAGGAAGCAAATCCTTTGGCAAACGGTTGTCGATACCTTTCTTGTCCGCTGTCTCACTTCTTACAAATTCCGAAACTGTAAAGAATTTCATTTATTTTCCTCCTTATCTTTAGTTATTATCTCACTTATTTCCTCCTTGTCAACATCAAGCATCTTTTTCCCGAACAGCCCCAGCGCCTTTAGCATGTTGAAGCTGTAGCCTTTCGGTGTAAGGATATTACTGATAATCGAGCAGAACTCAATGAAACAAACAAGCAGGCATGAATACACATCTATATTCCATTTGCTACCGGAAGCGATGTTTATCATAACGACCATACATACAAATGCGAAGTACGTCACCATCTTACCCATTGTACGCCGTATAGCGCTGGAAAAACGTATCTCTTCGTTCATCAGTAGGTTCTTCCTTATTCCGAAAGCCAAGTCACACACAACTACTGAAAACGAAACTATAAGCCAAGGTATCATGTGTTCGAGGGATTCCATTATAAATCCGCTCGCTATTACGGAGAAGCCTCCGGGGATGCTCTGGGTTATTATATTGTCTTTCACTGGAAGTAGGTTTTAAACACATTGACATGATAGATATTCACCCGTCCGTAGTTGGCGTCAAATATCTTTTTTATCTCATATCCCAGCCCATAAGACAGAGCTTTCATCTTTCGCCAGTTGATGGAACGCCAGTTCATATTATGCTCCTTTGCCCAACGCTTGATACTGTACCACTCCTTGGATTCGTCAAGCTGCTCGGTCTTCTGTTCAAGAAGAGCCTTTGTTCTTTCTTTCTCCTCCACTTCATCCGCAAGCCGGCGTAACGCTTCTGCATAAGTCTGAGGTGTAGATAGTGCTTTTAGTTGCTTCTCCATTGCGTTGAAAGCTGCGATATAGTCCAGTTTGAATTTAAGAGCCTTCTTTCCAGTAAATCCCATTGCCAAAAGAGTGAATCCATCTCTGTTCATTATAAATCGTCTTGCGGATTTTACACCTCCATTGGGCTGGGGAACATCTTCTGTATATTCCACGAACATGTTCCGCACTTTTGCATCACATTCATTATCAGTATTTTGTAGTAAATTATCTATTGCTCTTACTACATCACTATGTTCTTTGCAGAACTTCTCAGCCACCAAAAGGCTATTGGTTAAAACTTGGCCATTCTGACCTTTAAAAACTAAATCTGTCATATTACCTACTTTAATGTTAACTTTTCAAACTAACCAAAATTTTGTCTGTCAAAAACGACAAAAGCCCCCGAGCCGGATGCAAAAAAACATCAGCTCAGAGGCTTTGATATATGTCGGATATTCCAAGTGCATAGTTACGGTGCCGTACATCTTCATACGGGTACTGCAAATATACAAATATTTCTGGAAAATCATTATCTTTATAACAAAAATGATTTACGCATACATTCGTGTTTCGACAGACAAGCAAACAGTAGAAAACCAGCGGTTCGAGATAGAGAATTATTGCAGGAAAAGGCAGATAGATGTAGACCAATACATCGAGGAGACGATAAGCGGAATGAAAGATGTGGACAAGAGAAAGCTCGGGACATTACTAAAGAAGATGAAGAAGGACGATACCCTTATAGCCTCGGAAATATCCAGACTGGGCAGACGGCTGCTGGAGGTTATGTCTATCCTTGACAATCTGATGAAGAAGAAAATCCGAGTAATTACCGTCAAGGAAGGCTTTGAACTCTGCGACAACCTGCAAAGCCACGTCATAGCATTTGCTTTCTCGTTGGCAAGTGAAATAGAACGCAGCCTTATCTCACAACGCACGAAGGAAGCGCTTGCAAGGAAAAAATCGCTTGGAATGAAACTCGGAAGGAAAACCGGAGGGACAAACTCCTGGCACAAGCTCGACAAGCACAAGGAACTTATACGCACTATGGTCGAATATGGATACAGCAAAGCAGCCATCTGCCGGAAAGTCAAGTGCCAGTACAGCACCCTTGACAAGCATCTCGAAAGAGAAGGACTGATAGTTAGGAACTATACTCCGCGTCCACGAAAGCCCAAGGACATCCCCACAGAAAAAAGAATCGTTCCTCAAAAAAGAAAGAAGCGAAAAGTCATCATCAAGAAAAGAATCCAAACCGACCGCGCACCACATGTGGAATACCAAGCAGCCGCTTACCAATATCGCCACCAATTGATGGAAGCTGACACACTTCGAGAAAAAGGCATTGTTGTTGATGTAGACAAGCCTGCCATACTTGAGGAGAAAAAGGAGAAGCTCAAGTCTATTCGGCACCATCATCATTTGCTTTTCCCTCACGAAAAGGAAATATTGAAATTCTTGAGGCAAGGGAAAAGCAAGGTCTTTATCTCCCGATACTTTAATTGTAATATAAAAACACTGGATGCGCACTTGAAGAGAATGGGGGTGGAAGTGGTGTATAGGTGATGCCCCTTAAATATAAGAATATGGCAGAGAAGCAAGATATTAAAATGAATCAGTTCCAAGTGGTAACGGATGCACCGTATGTATATGTAGAACTGGCAGATGGTAGCCAAGGGAAAATTAAGAAGAGTGATTTGGCAAATGCGATGAATACATTAATAGGAGGCTTATTCCCAAAGTTGTTTCCTACTCCTTCTGTTGGAAATGTAAAAGGTTTTATTGTTAAGACTAAAACAAGTGTAGCGCAATATCGTGCCATAAGGTTACAATGCTCTATCGGTTTAAACCAAAACAATATGAGTAATGAGAATTTCTCTGTTAACATAAAGTATTGGGAGAACAAATTCACAAACAGTCGTCTATCCAAAGAAAATTACAGTTTATCAATATGTGACTATATTATATGCTACGTTGATGATGACAATACTTTCAGTTTTTACTTAAACAGTAAATACCCAAATCATTCCGGTGGTTGTCTCATTTTGTATGCTATATCAAATGTTACTGGGAACACCAACCAGATTATTTCTATGAAAGCGGTAACATCGGAATATGTTATAGGCTCTCATGCTCAGGAAAATAAAATTACCATTTCATAAGTCTTTATTAGGCTGTTCATTTTTCTTTCCAATCTCTTGCCCCTTAAACGTACAAGGTATGGCAGAGAAACAAGATATTCAAGAGAATGCAATGGCTGGGGGTACACCTACAAGATTGCGTGGACTGGCGGCGAACGGCAACAGTATATCACCAACATTGGAAGAGGTAATGAATGCGATGGGAATATACACCTATAGCTTTACATTGGCGGCAGGTGAGGAAAAAGACCTTGGTGACTTGGGGTACGGTATATATTTGCTTGCATCTCCCAATAATGCAGCAACAGCTATATTTGCTTGTGGTTCCTATTCGAATAGCTTTGTATCAGATGCGGGTTCAAATTACTACTGTGATTATACAGATGGGACTAAAGGTATTGTTTTCGGTCGAAAAACGACAAATAGTAGCTTTTTTATCAAAAGCAACAGAAAAACTGAAACATCCATAGTTTTAAAAAGGATTGGTACCTTATGATAGTGGTTCTGCAAGCCATGTGGATTTTCATTCTGGTTATGCCCGTTCTGACCGAGATGGCCGGAACGGGTTTAATTATGTCAATATATTTGTTTCCATTCTCCCCAGTTATACGTATCTTTTCCCGTATTTTTCCTACCTATTAACATGAAGCCAGTCATATTATAACTATAAGCTTTTATTGTCACTACATCTAATCCATTTATATCTCCACCAATACGTGATATTATCTCAACAGTACCATAAAAGGTTCCATTCCCTTCAGGGCCATTGAAAGTCCCTGAAGTACTTGTATTAATTTCGTAAATATAAAGACCTGCCCCGGGAAAATTGGCAGGGTCTTTAAAATCTCCATTAAAATTCAATTTGGGAGTGATATGCACCAAATCTTCCTTCTTTATCAGCACACTGTCTTTGCCCTTTAGCGCTCTTACATAGTCCACACTGTTAGACACAGTCATTTGGTCTTCTCTAATATCATCACCTGCCATACTTAATATATTTAAGGGGCATCCGCTTTAAAAACATGATACCCTAATTTAACATTTAAATAATTAACTCGTTTTTGTTTAAATAAATTCCCGAATTAACGGCATCGGGAAAGCCGAAAAAGAACAAGTTTCCTTGTTATAGAACCGTGTCTTCGGAAGATTCCTCGACCACTTCCACAAAACCACCGGACACCAGGTCAGCAAGGTCAAAAGACATTCCCATACCGCTGTCACGGATGCACAAGTAAAGCACATCCTTGTCGGTGTAATACTTGCCGTTGAACAGCTCCATTCCCTGCTTCCACGCTATCGGGTCCTCCTTCGTGCCGGAGGCTTCAATCTGGACAACCTTGTAGAGGGATTCCGTACCCACACCCGGCACCCACTGGCTGGCAAATTCATGCTCTTGAATTACCTCATACAAAGTGTCTTCGTAGGAGAAAATGAATCCGATTGGCTCAGTCTTGCCAATCAATTCATCCCACTTTGGGAAATACTCCTTATGCTTAAGGCTCTCCTCAACCGTCAGACCTGCGGTGTTGATGTTCTCCTTGATAATCTCATGCAGCGTGTCCACCTTGTCCAGATACTCATCCGACAAGTCGGACGGGTCCAATATCGTCCCGGCATTGAGCATACGCTCCTTCTCGGCTTCGGACACTTGGCGATATTTGGAAGCCTCCGAAGGGTCGCTGATATACGCCGTATTTCCGAACACCCTTTCATCTATGGGCACATCCGCACTCTGTGTAAGGTAGTGCCCTCCTTCTGCCTGCAAAATCATTATTGTTCCTCCTTTCTTGTTGTTTGTTATATCCTATATTTTCCCATAATACTTAATGAACTCAAACGGCTTTCTCACATCAAGATAACCGTCTATTTCCTCATTGGCATAAGCCTCCATCTCGAATGCGGAATTGTCATAAGCCTTATTTCCTACGTTTACCCAACACCGGTTACGGCATAAGTGATACACGTAGGAAATCACATACTCCAACCCGTACTGAAGGTAAAACCACAATGGGCAAAATAGATACGCCCATAAGTTGAACCCGGTAAACAGCATGATTACCGTCAGCAGCACAGCCGATGCAATCATACATTCTTCCCATTGGCGCACATGAATCGCCTCATGGTTAAGCGTACTCTGCTTCATCTCCTCCTTGCTTTTCTTGGTGAAGACGAAGCATCCCAATGTGATGGTGCTGTAGCCCTGCCACAGCAGCCATTTCGCTAACTTGCTTTCATAAAAAACTTTCATATACTCTTTCAGTTTTTAAATACACACCAATAGGTTATGTCTCCATCGGCATATCTAAATCCGATTAACTCATGATACCCGTAAGCATCTTCTATATCATAACTTGACACTGAATCCAATATAGAGCCATTAGGCGCAATCTTCACATTGGCAGATGCAGTCGTTAAAGTTACGGAAAGGGGAGTCCTTGTCGCAATCGGGAACAACATCTTCATTTCCTGGCAAGTGCCAGCTTCCAATTCCGGAAGAGGCCCTAAATTCTTTGGGTAAAGGATTATAGTGCCATTGGGTGACTCATTGTCTGAATTTGTACACACCTTTAGGTTCATTGTCCTTGCGGTAATGCTTCCTTCAACTTCTGCTTCTGTACTGACAAACTTACCGCTCTCAGTCACTCGGAACGGAGCGTTGTCCGGTGTCGCGGAACCTGCCCAGATACGCACCTTGCTCCCCGCTATGGAACCGGAAAGACCTGCTGTCACGGTACCGTCATCCTTCTTGATAAGCAGCTGGTTGCCCTGCATGAAGTCAATACTGGCGTTTTTCGCGATGACGAGGGACGTGTAGATAGGACCTACACCGCTTAACTTGGTCCATGTGGACGATGACACTCCCGGCTTGTTGCTTTCCGAGCTTGTATGGGTAGTGTTGCATTTGTAGACATCCCATCCGTCGATTGCGGCATTGTTCCTTATCATCGCAATATCCACATAACGGGTGCCGCTTGTCAGAGCTTCGTCGTTGCGGTAAGTCACGCCCACAGCCCATTCGGAATGCCGGGTGATGCAGCCTTGGATACCCTGCTCTCCATCTTTCCCGTCTGTGCCATCTTTTCCGTCTGTACCATCATTACCGTCTTTCCCGTCTTCTCCCTTTGAAGCAAGCAAATCATACTCCGCGGAATTCATCTCGCCGGAAAGTATGTATCCGTATGTCTTGCCACCGTCCTGGGTCTGCTTGATTCGCTGACCGGAACTTGTTGTAACAGTCCACAGTGGAGGATTGGTCGTCTCCTTCTTGGCTATGTATGATGAGCCGCCCATGGTAACTACACCCTGCTTCGGCACGATAAGCCCCGTATACCATCTGCCCATGGCTGTTATGCTATCACCCTTATCGCCTTTGATTTTAATTGGCGTGCCCCATGTCCCATCACTTGCGGATGAAGCAACCTTCTGCGACATCCATATAGCTCCACTTGTAGCATTCGTATGCCAGCCTCCGGTAGTACCGTTTCCCGTAGGAACAGAAGGCTGGGAAGTGCTGTCATTGTAAGTTATGAACACGCTCAATCCGTTCGAGCCGGCTGCACCGTCAGCACCGTCCGAGCCGTCAACGACCATCAACGACCATGCTGTCCCGTTCCATATGTATACACGACCGTTATTGGTGTCCCTATATGCCCAGTTGATTTGAGGATTGGAAGGTGGAGACTGAAGGTCGCCTTTCCATACGATGCTCAGTCCGTCCTTTCCGTTCTTTCCGTCAATTCCGTCAATGGTCATTTGATACCACTGGCCGTCTTGATATACATACGACTTCTTGTCGGTCGTATTCTTGTACGCCCAACCGTTCTGAGGAGAGGAAGGAGCAGACGAGAAATCACCTTTCCATACAATACTCGTACCAGCCACACCTTCTGCGCCATCAATGCCATCAAATCCATATTTAGCCCAGAGAGCAGGTGTGCTGAAATTACTCCATATGCCGTTTCTCTTCTTCCTTTCGCTCACCCATTCAAAAGGCAGGGATTCGGAAACGCCAATGGGGTCATCATGCCAGCCGGAAGGGATATAATCATCCGTCTGTGAGGTTGCCGGGGTGGAGGGGCGGTTTTCCTCCGTGGTATGGATAAACACTCTTTCGTAATCGGTACCGTCGCTTCCGTCCTTTCCGCTCTGGACAAGCAGGTCGTATTCTTCCGTATTTGATTCACCGGACAGAATATAGCCGTAAGTCCTTCCTCCGTCCTGGGTCTGGGTAATGCGCCTGCCGTCATTTGTCGTGGTAGTCCATAACGGTGGGTTGGCGGTCTCCTTCTTCGCGCAGAAGGTGCTTCCTCCCATAGTGACGATTCCCAGTTTGGGCACGATAAGCCCGGTATGCCATCTGCCGAGCGAAGACACGCTCTGTCCGTCTTCCCCCTTAAATTTTGACCATGTATAGTCAGAAGGATTGTTACTTTCCGTAGCGGTCTCCTTGTTGACGGCTATACCGATATATTTAGTCGTGTCTTTAGGCTGTTGATACATGCCCGTTCCGTCCGCATTGTCCGAATAGGCAACCCATGTGTAATAGGTCTTTCCGTCGGCACCGGTAGCACCCGGTATACCGTCTTCTCCCTTTATATCGCTCCATGTATAGTCGGAGGGGTCATTACTTTCCGTAGCGGTCTCCTTGTTGTAGGCGAAGCCTATATACGCTTTTCCGGTAGGATTGTTGCTTATACCTCCACCTTGCGCGTCGTCGGCATATTTTATCCATGTGTATAGGGTTTTCCCGTCAGCTCCGGCAGGACCGGGAACACCTTGAGGGCCTTGAGCACCATCCTTACCGTCCACCACAAGAGGTATTGTCTCCACGTCCACTACTGTACCGTCCACGTAGAATATGAACTTGATGCTCTTCTGGAAGCTTGATACCGGTACCCCGGCATTGTTCCCGATTGAGACTTCGGCTCCACCGTCAAGGGAGTATTTAAGTTCGCCCGTCCCGGTTTCGGCCGTGCCTCCGGAAACCGAAGACTTCAACCGTGTACACGATACGGATGTTACATTGAGATTACCGTTGGCATCCTTTATCACAGCGGACACGCTCGGGACAAGCCGGTAAAGAACGGCATCGGCACCGCCCTTGACACCTGCCATAGTAAACGTGAGCTGCCCGGTGTAGGCTTTTCCGTTATAGGTGGCTGTCAACGCGACGGGTATCGGGTTCCTGCCGTCCAGAGCCACGCCCTGCTTGACACTGAAAGTTATCTCTCCGGTGGAAACGTCGTGCGTCTCGGTGACGTTGGCAGGGAGCGTGCAGGTTATTCCGGTAAGGGTCATCTTCTTGGTGCCGTAGCTCATCCATACAACTGTGCTTATCGACGTGTCCTGGTAAACCTTGCCGTCATTGGTAAGGGTGACGTTGTCCATCTCGTTGGTGAGGTCTGCGAACACTGCCGATTCTCCGGGGTCACCCTTGTCGCCCTTGGAGGCAATCTTCTGCCAGTCATTGTTCGTGCCCGGCTCAGCTGACGAACCGTTCTTGTTCATGCAGGCCCATGTGCTTCCGTCATGGGTCACGCTGTCGTAGTAGTCATACTTTCTGCCGGATTCCCAAGCGCCCTCATAGCTCAAGTCCTTGGCTGGGGTGCCGTTGGGCTTCAGGCGCTCTATCGTGCCGGAGATGTACACATTCTTGCCGTAGAACGAATATCCGGAGAAGTCCATGCCGCCGATGGAAAGGCCGTTCAGCTTTCCTACCTGCATCTCGATGTTCGTTTCCGGGTCTATCACCCAATTGTTGACATGGGTAATACGACGGGTGTAGTATCTGTTCTCGTATGTAATGTCCTGGCGGTCCTCGTCGGTGAAGTTACCGTATGCGAAGAAGTTCATGCCCGGCATCGGATGAACGGACGTACCCACCTGAAGCTCATATTCGAACTTCATGATTCCTGCCTCGTTCTCCAGTATATTTGTCGGAGTAAAGTAGGATGTGGCGAAACCGGAATACTCTATGAAACCGTTCGCGCCAATCGTATCCTTTTCGGTGTTACTTCCACCTATGTTATGGAAGATACCCCTGCATATATCGCTCACATGAAGCGTACCGTATTGGCCTTCCAGAAGGTCAAGGGTGGCGATGCGGTTCTCTGTATCCACAGTCTTTATCGTTCCGTAGGCGAACGTATTGGCTTTGTCACCCGATATAACGTCTATGCAGTTGAAGGTAATCTGAGGTACAATAAGCTCCTCACGGAATACAGCCTTGTCCGTCTCGATAACAACCTTCCCATTCTCGTCCAGATAGATGTAGCCGCCGCTTCCTCCGATAATGCCGGAAACGAAGTTCTTGCTTATCTGAATTCCCTTCTCCGCGGTCAGCTTGTCGCCAACCCCTAACTTAAAGGGGGTGCGGTCGTTGGTGGTCTTGCTGAGAAATATTTTATTTCCAAAGGCACGTATTATAGACTCTATTTGTTGAGTTGTAAAGCCGCCTCTGCCTTGTCCACTAGAAAGTGAATCTATTTGGTTCTGTATTTTTTCAAGCGTACCGACAGTCTTGTCATTACGAAGTATTATCTCATAGCTGGGAATGGAGCTTTTACCCTCGTTAATAGTCAAACTCTGGATTATTACGCTCCCGTTTATGTTTAAGTCCGTATCTTCAAATAGCATTAAATCCCCTTCTTTCAGAGTGTCGTGAATGCTTTTTTCACCCCTTGAGGTAGCTTCTTCGTGCTGCCGTGCCATGAAAATGTCATCCACCTTAGGCTCGTAAGAATAGCGAACATAATCATTTTTGGCAAGATAGTCCTTAGCAGAAGTCAATAGTCTCTGTGAGGCTGCCTGGATATATACATCCGGCATGTCGATATTGAGAAGGACAAACTCGTCTCCCGGGCTGATATTGTATCCTTTGTACGGGAAGTATAGCTTTAAACTTTCATCATAGGAGCGGTTGCATGTCAACACATACTTATTGCCTACTTTTTCGCATTGGGCTATTTCAAATTCCCTTCCTCCGCACATACCGCTTTTCATTGATATGGTAGCAGCCTCGGAAGTCAAGTAGTCATTTATATCAAAACCAATATCCTTTAGCGTGATAGTAAAAGCAGGGATATTCTCACCTTCTTCTATATCATCCATCGTCCCGTCATCTGTCAGTTGTTCTGCGTCGGCAACTTCGTCAAGATTTCCATTGTCCCCTTCATCAAGCGATATGCTTATGCCTGCCGCTCTTAGTTGGTCAGCGGTAATTCCTTCCATTGAAGGATATATCTCTTCCAAATCTCCAGAACCGTCAAAATAAACACTTCCTTCCCTTATTCCTAATGTGGAGATATTGGGGCTGTCTATATAAGGGTCAAGAGTAGTCTTGGGAAAATCTGGCAGCATAAGATTTTCCACCGCCATGTTGTTCGGCAAGTAGTTTGACGGTGAACTGCCTGACAGTTTGTTGTAATACCGGTTAGGCATGTTCCTTGTGCTTCCGTAAGCACGCAGCCGGGTAATGATGCCTTGGTCTTCTTCTGCCGTTTTCTGGATGCTGTACAGCCCGTTGCCCTTCCCGTAGCTGAAAAGTTTCCCTATTGCGATTCCGGCAGTTCCAATTGTTATGGTGCGTCCTTTGATGGTGAAGTTAGCTTTGAACTCGCTATTTGCAAGAGCCAAAGCGTCCCATACACTGATATTGTCTACCGTAATGTTTTTGTTGCTGACATTGACATATTCCGGATGAACTGTAACAGTCCATTTCTTTTCACCCTTGTATATCCGGTCAAGATTTACTTGTATCCTTTCGGCCAGCGCATTTATACTTTCCGCATAGAAGCTAAAGACCGGCAAAGATGAATAATGGATTAAATTGTCCCCAACCACATAATCAAGAAAGCTGCATCTTACCAGTTCGTCGGACAACGAGTTGAACTGCACATCTTGGTAATTGAAGGATTCCCCGTTTGTTCCCTTACTTGACTTCTTTAATTCAGTCGGAATGTAGTTCAGCTCAAAGCGCTCTTCCCGGTAAATCAGATAATCTCCTATTTGAAATTCTATCGGGGTAGGGGAGGATATGGAAAAAGTGACGGAGCATGCCCCCATGAACTCTCCATTGTATTCCAGTTGATTGAGAATACACCTTTCGGTCTTTCCGTCTTGGCTATATACAATGAAGCTGTCCATTACTGTGCTGTTAGTGTTATTGATGTTCTGGGGTCGGTAACCCGGAATGTGATTTTGAACGTAACGACATCGCCTTCATCTGATTTTCTCACGAACAAATCCGGGTCGATAGACTTGTAATACACACCTTGTCTGCCTATTTTAGTATATGTGTCATACACTTTCAGACAAGTGCCGGTATTCCCTTTTCCGGTCAGATAGTCCAGAAACGCTTCAATCTTGCTGTTTGCCGTGCCCATTTCCCCCTTGTATGCAAATTCCACATCAATGTCGTATGCCTTCAGTTTTATCTCTTCCGGGAAAAATGTGTCTTCTCCGTCTTCGTCTGCCCACTCTCTCGCAGGCAAATCCTTGCTCTCTCCATAAGGCATAAACGGGAAGTCCTTGCATACTATGGACCATTCAGTGTAGGTGTCCAATACCGGACTTCCCGATTTATTCTTCTGAAAATAAATACTATACAGCCTTGCCATGCGTTATCTTGAGTTTGTGTCGTGAACAAAAAAAAGAGCCAATTAGCGGATATTTCCGTTAATCAGCTCTTTAGGCTTGTCATTATACAATGCAAATATAATGATTATTTTCTAAATAAAGCTATTTGTGTATATAAAATGTACTTGTATTGTGATAATCATACAGACAAGTCTATTTTTTAAGCAGTTTTTTGTTCAGGACTTTCAAATCAAACGTACTCTCTTTATGTTCCTTGTTGAATTTCACAATTCTCATCGTGCTTTTTCCCAATAGCTGCATTATTTCTATTTTCTGATTCTGTAATTCAGATATTACCTTGAAAAGTCTTTCTCGAACATTGTCTCTATCCATAGTTATACATTTTAAGGACGGGCATAGGTTATGTCGCCTATTGTGGCGGTTAACGACAATCCTATGCCTTATATTCTTGTTTCAATGCAACCGCCACGGAGCAATGGCAAGACAACGTTGTTTACGAAACAAACTTACATAAAAATGCCCGTTATTCAAAGGGTTGCCTTGATGTAATTTTATTTTCTTGCTGATTGGGCGTTAATCCCACACTTGCCATGTCGAACAACCTCCGTAGACACTTAGCTGAAAGGGAAACCTTTCTTCCCGATATGATATAGTATTTCCCTTCTGTAAACCACTCTTTTATAAAAGCCTTTGCTTCTTTTTTGTCCTTGAAAAATAGTCGGCTTACCTCATTTAAGGAAGAGGGATATTGTACTCCGGCATTATGCCTGCTTACTATGTTCCGTACATACTCCTTGACCTTTGGTATAGGGGTGGAGTAGGTTAGCTTATTTGTTTTCATTTTGTTTCTTTTTAAATTATAATTTACCTATTGCCCACCCGGCAGCCGTATTGCTGCCGGGGCATCACAACATGAGCGTTGGTCGAACCTCAACGTGCGTCTATGCTAACATGTGGCAATATGTTCTTATTAAGGCTTCTAAGGTCAAAATCCGACTTAGAAGCGTTCGGATTACATTTTGATATAGACATAGGGGCGAGAAGCTCCATTATTTCCAGCTTCTCCTGCTGCAAGGCTGATATTGCATTATATAGTCTTTTCCTTAATTCTTCCATATTCTTTATGGTATAGTTGTGGCTGTCGGGCATTGGAACCGACTGCCGGATGATTAAAATGGTGTGATTAGTATTTCTTCATGCAGCTAACGAATAAGGCTATGATAGATATAAGGAGACCTGCAATGGCAAATATCAAATTCCAATTGATAGGATTGTGCAAGTTGGGGTTAACGGCAAGATAGTGCTTACCCTCTTCGGTGAGTTTGGCATTCCATACATGACCGCCAACTACATAATTAGCTTTCACCAGACCTTTTCTTTCAATGGAACGGATGGAAGCGGTGAATACATGCTGTGGATATGTTGCCGGGCATTTCCCGCCAAACTCCGCAACAATCCGGAATGCTTGTTTCTCTTCCCTTGTTAATTTTATCCGTTCCATAACCTACTCGTTTTCTGCAAATTTACTAAATACTACGCAAAATATGCTATGCAGCAGGGTCTATTTCACCCTTAATCTGCTTGATGGCTCTCCTCACGTTCCACTCATTTTCGTACAAGGCTATGATGAATCGTCTGCCCCTTTCAGTCCATACGGTATAGACGTTGGTTCCTATCGAACCGTCCGAACGTGTATAGGTCTGGGTACGGGTAGAGTGCAATCCCCATGTGGAGTAGGGGGAGTGTAGCAGCCATTGCCCCGATTGGCGATAGATTACGTTTGTTTCTTTCAGCTTCTTGTGCAGCTTCTCCGCGTCCATTCCTATCTGCTTGGCGATTTGTGTGCTGGTCAGAGTGTTCACGCTTTGCAGGTGGTTATTGTAGTAGTTGACTTTCGGAGCAGCCTCCTTGATTTCTTTGTCTTGCAGTTCGATGGTGGCTTGCTGTTGCTCGGTTTCGGCTTCAAGCTGCTTTAACCGTTCCTCTCTTTTTGCAAGGGTGGCTTGTGCGATGGTTAGCGCACGTGCCATGATTTCTTCGGGAGTGTCGTTTGGGGTGGTGGAGATGTAGCCGCCAGTGGTTCGTACTTCGTGAAGGATTTGTTTAACTCCTTTCTTGAATTGCTTGGCGATTGGCTTACGGGATTGGAATAAGACTTCATACAAACCATCCTCTGTTAACAGCCAAACTTCTTGATTTCCACCGGGGGTCGTAATAATGTTACGAACCTTTTCGTCTCTATCTACAAGGTTGGTTAGCTTACTTGAATTACTTGCAGAGTATTCTATTATATCTGCAATTTCTTTGGTTAAGAACAATGGATTTTCTGCCGTTCCATATACGGTGAATTGGTGTCCGAGCAATTCGGTTTGTTTTAGGACCTGGATAGAATTTGTTGCCATTTGAAGGATATTTTGGCATTTAGGCAAGAAAAACGGCTGCCCTTTCCCGTTATCCTTCACCTCATAGGCAGTGGGTACATTAATACTCCACACGGGGGTAGCAGCCGCTATGTATAAATAAGTATCGTCAAGGCATAAAAAATGCCTGCAATATGTATGGCAGGCTTCCGCTTGCCTATGAGTTTGAAGGATGCTGCAAAGATATACATAATCTTTGAAGATGCAAACTTCTTATTACGAAAATCAATTGCATATGTAAATTTTCTAAGTTCTTGCGCGAATATATAGAAAATATTATATTTCTGCCAAATGAATTATATTATAAAAGTTCAAACATGTTATATAACATGCTATATATAATGACAACAAGTGTTAATAAAAGAGTATCTTTGCTCCAAAATTTAATACGTATTAATAATAATTGGTATGAAAAAGCTGATACTATTTTTATTTCTTTTCGGGTGTGTAGCATATTGTTCTAGGTCTTGCGGAGAAGATGATGATAGTAGCATGTATGATGAGGAATATTGGAGTTCCGTTGCACGAGAAAAACAGATGAGAAAAGCTGGGTTTAAAGAATTTGCAGATAGAGAAAAAAGAGAGCGGCAAGCTCGTTTACGGAATATGAAGAATAATCCACCCGTAAAGGTGGAAAAGCAAGAGGTAAGTACACCTCCCCAAAAGGTAGAAGCCAAGCCTTTATTTTGTATAACATCTAACGAGGATATATTTTTGCTTGATAAACCTAATGGAAATAAGATTTTAAATGAAGAAGCAACTAAGTATTTTGGAAAAGAAACTTATTTTCGAATAGGTGAATTAGATAACGTTATTATACTTGAAGAAAAAGATGGATGGGCAAAGGTGCAGCATGCTCAATTCCCCCTAAATCAAGGATGGATAAAAAGGTCTCATTTAAAAGGGCGTAATAAATCTAATACAGAAAGGGTTCAAAGAGGGCTTAATGATTACAAGGGAAGTAAGGAGCAACAAGAAGACCTCAAAGCGATTGATGAATATATGAAGACACATCCTGATTTTTAGTTATATTACAATCAAAAATATACATTATCTTGCTAAGGCATTCCCCGTTCGTTATCGTTCGGGGATTTTTATGTTTTATAACATTGATAAGATATTGTAATAAATGAAGAATAATATAATGTCTAATTAAATTTAAAGACTTAACTTTGCCGCACATTAATTAACAAAAGTATATATATGAAAAATCTTATTTGTTTAATATCCTTGTTCATTTTGTTTATTGGATGTTCAGAGGATGAAGAAAAGTATTTGAATGTGGATTGCCAATCTATAGAAATTGACAATAACGGTGGAGATTATACAATACACATATCATCTAATGATGAGTGGGTTGTGGATTGTGACGGTAGCTGGATAAAACCTACTAGCGGATTAGGGAATGGAACAGAAGATTACACTATACACATATTGGAAAACGATACATATGATGATAGGAGTGGAAAGATTTATTTGAGTTATTCTAAAGAAAGAATAACCATTCCGGTGTTGCAATATGGAAAAAAGGATATTATTCTTTCTATGGATAGAATAAAAAGTGAATGGTCGGGATGTAAAGAAACTCTGACTATAAATTCAAATATAGATTTCAAATATGACATTTCTCCTAATATAGACTGGGTACATATCTCATCTTCTTCAATTACTAAGGGGCTTTCTTCTTCAGAATTATATATATCTATTGATGAGAATAAAAATGAAGAAAGCAGAAAAGCAAATATTGTGTTTTCAAGTGAAAATATAGAAAAAGTATTGAGCATTGAGCAAGAAGGATATGTGCAATTACAAAGTATTTCTTTCGAAGAAGGTAGTTCCCTTTTGATAGACAATAATAATCCATATGAGCTTATTCCAATCTTCTTCCCTGAGAACAGCTCTGAGAAAGATATTGTATGGTCATCTAGCAACAAAGATGTATTGGTTGTAGAAGATGGAATTCTTAAAGTTGTCAATAATGGAAATTGCACTATAAAAGCATCTGGTCCCAATGGAGTTTCTGCTTCTATTAATGTAACAGTAAAAATAAAGTTAGAAAGTATAATACCTATATCTGAAGCTGGATACAATATGTATTCTGACAAGTGGGGATTTGGTCATAAGGGAAAACTGAGCTTCAAAGTTAAACCGGAGAATGCTTATCTTGGGGAACTCGTATATACTTCAAGTAATCCTGATATTGTGTCTATTGAAGATGGATATTTGATAGCTAATTCTTCTAAATCTGGTTTATCCAGAATTGAAATAGCTGACTCGTATAGTGGAGTGTCAACCTTTATTGATATAGAAGTTGATAGATGTTTCTTTTATGCTGGAAATACTGGTATAAACCAGATGGTATACGGTTTAATGATTTCATTTGGTGGAGGAATATACTCTAATAATCCAAATGACAGATTTGAGATTACAAACGTTACGGTAGTTGATAAGAATGATTATGTAATAGCATTCGCTAATTATATCGGTTCTCCATCAAATAGAGTTACTTTTAGTACTGGAGAAATAAATATAACTGAGATGTTTGGCATGACAACCTATGATTTTGAAAAATTGTCAGAACTTGATTTTCTAATAGGGTATAAATACAATGGTGGGAATGAGGTCTATTGGAAATATGTTGATATAGACGCTGGTAATCGAGTAAAAATATGAAATAAGTCAAATGGCATATTATTCTGCCATTCTTTTATCAAGTCAAGCGGAGGGGACTCCGCTTGATTTGTTTAGTGGCACATCGTTTGTTATACCGATTATGGTAATATTGCCACAATATTATAAAAATGAAAAAATATGGAATTAAAAGATTTTATCAAAGGCGTAGTGAGCGACATCACTAACGCGGTAAAAGAATGTCAAGACGAACTTGACAATGGTGCAATTATATCTCCCACAAACATTAATACGAAAGAAGGTGCAAAAACGGAAAATGGTCGTTTAAGTGTTTCTAATATAGAATTTGAGGTTTCCGTATCTACATCATCTACAAATGAAACTGGGGGGAAAGATAAATGTCATTTCAGCTATAGTAAACGGAGGAATCGGGAGTGAGACCAGATTGTCGGACGGCAATGTGTCGAAAATAAGGTTCTCTATTCCTCTGATTTATCCTTTTTCTCAGCTGAATACCCTTCCGAGAGTGAGAGTTTCTCACCCGTAAGGTAGTACGATATAGAGTCTACAGCTTTTGCTGCACCCCATACAGCGTATTCTGCATCTTGCCCTTGTTTGAATACGCTGTAATAATATAATTTAAAGAATATTCTCCGGTAATACCAGCGTTTGAAAAATGAAACTATCTTCTTCATAATAAATGATACGTTTTATTTTCTATATATCAATGCAAATATATAGAAAATAATCGTATTATGGCTTTTATTTGTGAGAATTATATTTAAACTGTGATTGATTATTTGTGTGGTTGCTTGTTTGTTCTTTCTTTCTTTCCTATATTTGTAGCATAAAATAGTTGTGTATGGGCAATATAAGATTAAAACAACATTCTCGTTCTTCTAAAAAGAGCATCTCTGAATTGGACTTATTCAAATCAGAGAAGAAGTTTGTATTGTCTGATATTCCCAAGGAAGAACTTGATAAAAGGAGAATACCCGTATATTCATATTTAATGTAAAATGTATATGGGAAATTGGAGTGAAAGACAAGAAGTAAAGAAAGATGTCAAGGAAAAAGACAAAGTAAGACGTGAAAAGCTTGCAGGATTCTTTTTTAATTTGGCGCAAGTTTCTTTTACTGTACTATCTTTGGGATTGGCTATAACCCTTGTAAAAGAAGAACTTTATGATAACATTTTATTGATTGTTCTTGTTTCTATGGGAGTTATACTTACAGTATTATTTGCAAAAATAGGTAATAACATTTTAAGATAAATATTATGGTTGCATTATATGGGTTTGGGCTTATAACAGTAATAACTGTTGCCTTTTGGATTTATACAGAAACTCCTTCCGGTAAAAAGTGGATAAAAGGGTTGTGATAATAGTTTATTATGGAAGGTCTATTAATCGTTTTAGGAGGTTCTGGGACTTTAGCCTTTTTATTTGCTCTTTGGCTGAATACCAGAAAAGGAAAGAAGTGGCTTGCAAGTTTGTAAGCAGAAGGATAAAAAGGGAACAGATAAATTCAATATCAAAACAATATGGGGAGTGTAATGGAAAGCAAGAAAGCAAGGTGTTCTTCAAAGCATCCACATCGCATAAAGCCTAAAGGTGATAGACTGGGATGGACGTTGAGAAGCGCAGTCAAGCACCCTCCCTTGCGTGAAATTATCGGAGAGGGAAAAATCGTTAGTGACTCTTGCTGCTTCATTTCAGCCAATACAAAAAGAATTATGCAATAAAGCCAGACATTACATCTGGCTTTTTCTTTGCATGACATCCCCATCGGTTTCCACGATGCAATCTTCTCCATGAATGTAGACATAAACGGATGCGGCACCGCTTTGCAATATGTGCGTTTTCGCACGGTCGTACACATTGATAAATACCTTGCTGAACTTGGAACAGTCAATAGTCACGTCGCTGTCGTGACGGACATAGATGTCGCAAGTTGAAAATCCGTCAAATAGGAGAGTGCCTTTGCAGTTGCCGTTCAGAACGGCTATGTGCTTCATATTCCTTGCTTGCACATCCTCATCGACAAAGATATTGTTTCTGTGAAGGATGTCCTTGTCGAAGTGCTCCTTTATGAAAGTGTTGGTAGGGTATCCTTTCTCTATACAGAAATCAATCCCGTGCAGATACTTGTCAATCAATCCTTGTTGGTCAGGTTCTCCCCACTGTTCCGTCCATTGTGCGCATAATCCCAATGATACGGCTTGGTTGAGCAGTGTCCTGCTTAGTTCTTCCTTTTTCATATCCGTATATTTAAATTCTTATTTTTCTTTCTCCCTTGTTTATAACCATGTTGAACATGTCTCTAACCTCTTGCAATACGGCAACATTAGCTTCTGTGTTTTTGGCGCTTCTAAGCGTATTGTCTGCTATTGCCCTTAATTGTGTAAGCTGTGCTTCTGCAAGTACATTGTATTTGGGCAGAATGTCGTTTCCTATTTTCTCAAGCAGCGCTCGCTTTACGCTTACGTCTAAACGGATGCCGTTGAGATAGGAGTTTGTCAGATTCATTGTTTCCTCGCTGGCTTGAATGCCGGACTTTGACATTCCGGAGCTGGAAGAATTCCCCGTACTGGTAATGGCTCCTCCAGTCGCTTTGTCAAAGGCTTCAAGAAAGGACTGGGAAGCTTCTATCATTGCTTTCCCTTCATTGTCAAAGAAGTTTTTTATAGCTTCTGCTGCAATAACCCCATTGTCTTGAATATCGGTAAATTCCTTGAATAGCCCGTTTTCGCCAAAAAGCTTGTCCTGCAACTTTTCAAACATGGGCTGTATTACCATATTCTTCAAGATGTTGTTGGCGACACTTTTCATGATGTTGTTCACAACATTGTCAAAGGCTTTGGCTGCATCTTCTCCGTTGGCAAAGGCCTCTACCAGAGCGTCGCTTATTTGTCCTGCCCAATCTTGGAAATCTATTCCGTACAATTCTTTAGTAAGGTCTTCTACAAAATAGGCAATCTGCTCATTCAATTCAGCCAGTTGGTCTTTATAGTCTTGTATCTTGCTGGAATCAGATTTCTTTTTGTCCTCTTCATCCCTTAATTGCCCCTCTATTTCGGCACGTTGGGCAACAAGTCCTATATACTGCGCTTGATATTGCTTAAGAGTGCTATTATCAAGTTCTTTCCCCGCACCGACTTTTTCTAAAGCCTGCAATGCCTCCGTGTTCACTTGTATATCAAAACGGTGTGTCATGGCTCTGAATGGAGATGATAAATCCTTATTGATTCTTTTTCTCAATTCTTCTACATAATTTATACCTCCATCTTTCAGTGCCTCAAATTGCATTCTGTAACTTTCAGTCAATGGACTGCCTGCGCGTTTGGCTTGTTCTTCCAGTTGTTCATATAAAGAAATGGCGCGTTGTATGCTTTCATCACCACCAAGGGATTTCTCTATGGAATTTCCCAACTGGTCATAAGCGGATTGCATCTCTTTAACTCTCTGTTTACTGCGTTGTATGCTTCTTTCAAGAGATTTATCATGTATTTGCGCTATTCCAGATATGAGGCTTAATGCCGCACCTGCTGCCGCTCCCCAAGGACCTGCTGATTTCCCGAAAAGAGAAGTGGCTATTCCCATTCCTTGCGAAGCACCCTGCAATCCCCCTCCCATAATTCCGGCTATATCTGAAAGCCCGGAGCCTACTCCAAGATTTTCAAATATTCCTCCTAAGAAATCAGCGGCATTGGCAAGCGCGTCAAACTTGCCGATTACGCCTTGTATGGCTGCTGACTGGTCGGAATATGCTGCTTTTAATTCGTTTTCTGCAGCATCAATCTGTTCTTTGGGGGCACCGCTACTTCTAAGTGAGTTTAGCTTATTCCTCGCATCTTTGATAGTATTAAAGGAATCCACTAATGCCTTGAATGGATTACGTTCAGTAAGTTCACCACGTAACTTTCGTAATGCCTCTACCAGTTCTTTGGTGTCTTCTATTGACAATCCTTGTTTTTTAGCAAACTCTTCTACCTTAGAAATCATATCATCCAGTGTGGCAGTAGATACACGGTCAAGGTCATCAAAGATACGTACCCAATCACTGCTTTCTTTGAATTGGTCAAAAAGGACAGAAGATTTCTCTTTTTCGGCCCGTTTATTGACTTCTTTTATAAGGTTGTCAGCCATTTCATTGCCAATGCTCCCTCTATTGTTTTCTAATTCGGAGATTGCCTTTTGCCGTTTACGCTCAATTTCTTCTATTTTAGCTGAATAATCCTTGTAGTCATTTATCATTTGCAATAGATTATCAAAGTTTTCAGCTTTTAGTTTTTTGCTTTCCTCTTTGATAGTCTGATACAGTTTTAAGATTTCATTGTCACCAAATTTGCTTTTTACGGCTTCTTCATCCATTCCCAGAATATCAGAAAGAGATAGATTACTGCCATTCTTTTTTAATTCTTCCGATAGTTGGTTCTGCAAATCTTCAACGAAACTATTAAAAGATACACTTCCTCCAAAAGCTATATTCATGGAAAGGGACTTATTCCCGGTCGCTTCAAATAGCTTTTTATACAAGTCCCATTTTTCTCCGGCTTGGGAAATATACCTTTCTATTTCCTTCAAGGCATCGTCAACACCTTTCTTGACATTGTCGTAGTTGATATTCTCTTTCTTCACGCCAAGAGATAGGTACAATTCCATCTGCTTCCCTTTGGATTTGTCCAACTGGTCTTGTATGTATTGGTATGTCTTGCTTGGGTCACTCAAATCCAAGTTAACCCCGTTCTTGTCAAAGATAGGGGCAAATTCAGAAACGCCCTTCACCCTTTGGGATGCGGCTTCTTCACCCTCTATTTTCTTCCACTTGTCGTAAAGTGATAGGGCTTTGCTGATTAGGTCGGCACGGTCTTTCCATTGTTCTGCAATAGGGTCTTTTTCGTTTCCGGATGTTTTTTCCAATCCTCCTAAAGCCTTATATATTTTCCTTGTTGTTTCAAGTTCCTTGTTGTAGGATGCCAGTTGTTTTTCTGAATATTTATTCCCAGATGCGAACGCCTTTGTTTTTTTCTCCAAGTCACTGATGTTACCGGAAAGCATATCCATATATTCTTCATAAGAGGTTCCTTCTTTGGGTTTTAAGGCATCCATGTCGCCAGCAAGTTTGTTCGCCTCTTTTTCCCAATCAGTCAAAGGCTTACTTATATTAATTTGGCTCATGGAATGATAAGATTGTCTGGCCGTGTCTATAATGTTGGCTAAGTCCAGACTTTGCTTCTCCAGTTCCAATAGCCTGTTTATTGCTTTGGTGATGTCTTCCGGTTTGTATTTAGCGAAGGATAATTCTCTTCCGTTTTCATCAAATCTTCTGTATCCTCCTTCTCTGATAATACCGGCAAGCCTTTCCCTTTCGGAATCAATACTCTGCTTTTGTATTTGGGCATTTGCCATAGTCCCGATAAACTGCTTCTTGTATAAGTCTTTCTGTTCTTGTGATAATTTTCGCATCTTCTCAACAGAAAGAGATATTGCTACTCCGTATTTATCCGTTTGAGTAACTGCATCTTTGAATGTATTGGCGAGATTTTTGGTAATGCGCCCTAATTCTCGACTTTCTTCCGCACTTTTATTAGCTTTCTTGCTAAGGGCTTCGTATCGGTCAATAAGGCTGTCAACAGCTTTATTACCTTGCATCTTGTCGTTTGTGTCAGCAATGGTCTTATTTAAATCCGTAATAACCTCTGCTGTAGTTTTTACTTCTTCTTTGAACATTACTAATGCCCCAACTACGCTACCAATGAGAGTTATAATCCAAATTATTGGATTTTTCTTCATAGCGGCATTCAAAGCTGTCTGTACGGCAAGTAATCCTTTTGTTGCAACATTTGTTAGTATCACAGCAGTTTTGTATGAACCATATACGATAGTCAACATACCAAGTATATTTGCAACCGCTTCCCAATGATTCATTAAGTCAGTAAGCAACTCCAAGCTATCTGAAAGTACACCGCTATTGCTTTCCGCAATGTCAGCCATCATCACATCCCAAGCGTCCTGCAAGTTGCTCCACTTGCCCGCAAGGCTTTCCGCAAGAGCCTCCTGCATGTTGTAGAACTTGCCTCCCTCGTTGGTCAAATCCCAGAGGACATCCTTCACCATCCCGAAGCTTACTTCCTTCCGGCTGATTTTGTCAAATA